GTTGACCCTGATGATACCACATTTGCTGCTGCAGCAGCGGGTGCAGATTGGTTTAGTGTACAAGGTATGGGACTAAGCATTGTAAATCAGGGTGGCAAGGATACTTGGCCTGTCACTACAGCAAGCTTTATTATCATGTACAAAGACCCTGCTGACAAAAAAGCAAGTCAAGAAGTGATTAAATTTTTTGATTGGTCATTTAAGAATGGTAAGAAACTAAGTGAAGAACTTGATTATGTACATTTACCTGATAAACTACAAAACGACATACGTACAAAAGTATGGAGTCAAATTAAAAACTAGGAGAAATAATGGGTGACGCAACAGGTGGATTTTTAGGGGTTTTTGAACAGAGAGTTCACATGTTGCGTAAACGTTTAAAGGGTGAATTAGAAAAAGATAAACCTATACGTTGTCGTAGAACATTAAAAGGTATTATACGTGAAATAAAAGAATGGGAAAAAGTTTTACAAGAACATATTAAAGACACTAAAAAATGCCCACACTGTGGTGGTAAATTAGAATAAATATTAGAATATTATAAGGATTTTACCATGAAATTAGAAATGACAATCAATGGTTTAGACATTAAGGTTGAATTAAACAGTGAATCAATAGACCAACTTGAAACACTTGAAACTGTTAAAAGCCTAATTTATACACTTTCACAATACGATTTTGTTGATATGCACGTTCAATCAGCAGGTTCAAGTCATGACTTTCCTGATGCTGATCCAATGTGAAAAAACGTATAGCATTATTTCAACACGATCCTGAATGCTCAATATGGTGCTGCAATGGTATGATCAATGCCTTGCAGCAATCCTACAAAATAACTATTTGGTCTGAACAAGACAATATAAACAAAGTATTATCTAAAGCTGATATCCTAGCTTTCCCAGGCGGCATTGGTAGCAGCGACAAATTCTACAAATTCTTCTCACAAGAAACTATACAATCCATACAAAACTTTGTAACCAATGGTGGTTACTACTTGGGTATTTGTATGGGTGCATATTGGGCATCACATTATTACTTTAACATACTTAAAAGTGTAGAGGCTGTGCAATATATTAAGCGACCTGATACTGATATTAAACGATCATATGCCACAGTTGCTAATGTACAATGGTTACATGATGAAGAAGAAATGTTTTTTTATGATGGGTGTTCATTGATTGGTAATGAACGTAAGTTTAAAGTAATCGCACGATATTCTAATAATGATCCTATGGCAATTATACAAAACAACATAGGTATTATTGGGTGCCACCCTGAAAGTGAGAAGTTTTGGTACAATAAGTACAAATATATAAAGCAGCATTGGCACCATGGTAGGCACCATATGCTGCTATTAGACTTTGTTAATCGTCTTTCTTCAAACCAAACAACTGTAATAAGTTCAAGAAAATATTGATAAAATCAAGGTAAAGTGTTAACGCACCTAATGATTCTACTCTAGCAGTTGCACCTTCTTCCATAATCATTTCACGAATTTTCTGTGTGTCATACGCAGTTAAACCAAGAAAAATAATAATAGCAAGTGCACTAATAACCATAGCAGCAACACTGCTACCAATAAAGATATTAATAATAGAGGCGATAACAATAGCAATAAGCCCAACAAACAGAAACTTACCAATACTATCAAGATTCTTTTTAGTAAAGTAACCATAAAAACTCATCGTTCCAAATAAAACTGCTGCACCCATAAATGCAGTAAAGATACTACCCATTTGGTATACTGCAAAGATTGTAGCAAAACTTAAACCCATTAGTGCAGCAAAACCTAGTAGCATCAATAGTGCAACTTCTTTAGATTGTACTTGTGATAATCCATAGGTCACAGCAAACACTGCGACTAATGGTGCAAAAATAACAATCCACTTGACAAAACCTGTAAAAAAGAACTGAAGCAATGCAGGGGTAGTACCTACATAATATGAAACAAGCATACTAACTAATACAGCAAGTGACATATTTTTATACACACCTGCCATTGCTGAATTAATTTCACTAGCTGTTGGGTATGTAATTGATTGTGAAAACATATTTTCTCCTTTAAAAATTATTTCCAATTTGGTCCTTCAAACCATGTAACAAGTGTACGCCTAGTACCTTGTGTTACATTATTTACTTTATGCGCAAAAAAAGATGGGAATACTAACATACATCCTACCTGACTGTCGAATTCAGGTATATTACCTTCTTCACCAAACGGAGGAAATGTAAACTCACCACCTATATATGGTTCACATGATAAATTAACAATAGCGGTCAATTTCATATCTTTAGGTGATCCTGCCATAGCATCAACATGAAGATTGTAGTTTTGGTTTCCTGTATACGTATTTAAATGATAAACAAGAAATTGATGTTGAAATAAGTCAAAGCCAAAAAAATCTTGATTTATTGATGTTACATTATACTTAATGATATTGGAATACACACCTAATAACTCATCAGGTAAAATAATAGTTGAACAATTTTTCCAATGAGCAGGAGCATCTATAGTAGTATGTTCTTTATTATTTTCATATATTTCAACTATTTCTTGACATTGATCTGCAGTAAATAAGTTTTTAACATATGCGTAAAAGTTTTTCATAAAATGTCAATTTAAAGTATTTTTTATTTATATAAATAATTAATGCATAAAACTATTGATGATATTGCTAACATTTATATAGATTATTCTATATTTTGTCTTTTAATGACTTGGTACGGTCCTACCTTCGCCGTTGGCCTTTTAGATGTTCAGGAACCCCCGAACGGTAATCCACTCCATCTATCGGTGTGTAATCCTTAGTCAATGGTTGCTTTAATACACTATCACCATACTTTAAACCAATATAACTAATAATTTTTTCAACGCCTTTTAAAGGTTTAAGTTGAATAAAACAATGTTCTTTCCATGTTAAGACAGTAAGCAAAAATGGTTTGATATTAGTATCTTTAATAATATCATCAAACTTATCACTTTCACGCTTAAAAATTATAGTTTCCATATCAATACCTTAAACTAAACCATGTGGCATACTTATCGTCATAAATATATAAAACAATTTTATGATAATTTCCATGAAACACCCATGTTTGAGGTGAAGGTTGTCCCATCATTTTCCTACATTGTTTTAAAAAATCACTAATAGGACCTACCTCCTTTACGGTGAATTCACGCTGAAAAAGTGCGGTTCTCATGTCAGTATCTTTTAATTATATTAAATGTATGAATTTGATCAACATAGTCTGCTAATTCGCATGCTTTGCTGTAATCATCAAGTATAATTGCTTTTAGTGATCCATGGTCTAATAATTTTAAATGAACATCGTCTTCTGTTGTTATCAAAATATCATTTGATAAATTAATTAACATCCAAGAATTTACAGCATTTGGTGGATTATGTTCGTAAAACCCATTTGGGTCATATGCGTAAAACCCCAAAGTAATATAATCTAATTTTAAGTTTTTGATACACCAATTTACCATCTTCACTTTACCATTAGGGTTGGAAATACCTGTAGGATATTCATCCCAAGTTACTGCATATCGTGATTGAAAAGGTTTTATTCGCATACTATCCCCACATCATAATCATCATTGTAGCATACTCTGCCTTATTTTGTCTAACTTTAATGGTTAAACAGTTATCTGAAACATCATTGCCTACAAATCCCCAATCCCAATCCCACTTTTGTTTACCAATATTTGCTTCCATCCATGGGCGATAATGATCATTAGGATCAGTGCTTTCGTAGGTTACCCATACTGCACCACCACAATCAAACCAACGTGGGTCATTATGATCTACTGTGATCATACCCTTGGGCCATTTTACTTTGACAAGAACACCTGGAACCAACCACCACCAAAGTTTTTCTATAATGTTTAAGCCACATGGCATGTAGTCATTATAGTGTTTACCGTTAATTTTAATTAATTTTTTAATTTTATGACCACCTCAACACAAACCAAGCTAACCTTTGTTCATCCTCAAAGACCAATTTATCATAGTGGGGTGCTATACCTAAACTATTACGCACTAATCGTTGGTTCATTAAATGCTCAATTTCAGCACCTTGTTCTTTAAGCCATCGTCTAAATTCATGTGCCCAAACTTTATCATCATTCACCAAGTTGGGCATGATATTATTTTTAAAATATACCTGTAGTGTATACCACAGGTCAGAATCCTGTATATATTTCATGACCACCTCAAATAAGATACTATTTGACTATATGTTAGTTCCATCGCATTGCAAAAAATGTTAGCATAGATTCTTCTTTAAAGTAAAAATCAGACTTATAAAAACCATAAACTACATTCCACTTATTTCTTCTTTCACCAAACTTTTCAATTAACCATAATTCAATATCAATAATTTGAGAATCAGCAGGATAATTCACTGTAATTTTATAAGGCCAAATTTCTTTTTTAAGTCTTCTCATCATTATATCATAACCAAGTAATTTTCCACAAGGTATACATTTCAGGAGTTAGATAAAATGCAACATTAGTATGATCTAGTGGTCTACATAGTTCTCTTGGCATATTTCTTAACCATTCAAACATTTCATTAGGTGCTTGCATGACTTCTAACGATGGATCATCAAAACAATAAGTGCGTCCTTGAGTAGTAAATATTTCATATTGTCCATTACGTGGCAAATGATTATTCTTTATCTTCATTGGCAGCATCCAAAAAATCTAATAACTCTATAGATGGGTGTGGGTAGACACCGTATCTGCTGCCAAGTTGTCCTGGGTCATTGCGGTTGGTGCATCCTAATCTATGATCAGTAGCGTGTGGGCAACGTTTGTTACCACATGTGTCACATACGATAAAGGTACTGACAAACTTGATAAAATTTGGTTTGAGACATTCAAAACATTGACATTCCTTAGTATTCAATCTACGTCTTGCCCCCATAATCTTACAGCAACAAGCGCATCTACCATACCTTGTTCATAACCATCCCAATAAAGATCATTCATACTTTCATCTTTTGCATTTTTCCAATCAATAATTTCTTCTGTAACATCTAATAATATTTCACGTACAAATTGTTCTAACGCAGGGCGATCTAAATTTGCTAGAAATAACCTACCACCCGCACGTTCTAGTGCTTCGTCAATTTTTTTATTAAATGTAACACCTTGATATATATTCATGACCACCTCAACAAAAACATCATATAATCACTTTCATTTTCAAATGCAAAAACACCTTCACCTACATATTGAGAATGTGTGGCACCTATCTTTTCATGGCACCACGATATTACATCATACCAACCACGTTTACCACCATCAGGAGGACAAATAGATGCAATATACGGATATTTAGGATTCATATTTTAAACGAAATAATGTAGAGTATTGTTCATCATAAAATGTAAAGATAACTTTTTTTGGAGTAATTCTATATTTTTCGTAATCATATACTGATGGAATGTATTTAAAATCAAAATGTTCTCCTTGATTTAATCCTGAGGCACGTAGTTCACGCACAATGTCCATATATTGTGATAACTCTTTTCCTTCAATGATTACATCAATAGCCAATTTATCTCCATCTTAAATTATATAAGAATTCATGTTCAGGGTCTTTAAAAGTAACTATAAGTGTAGGAGGCAATCCTTGTATTCTAAACTTCCATGTTTCTTTATCCATACTGCGCCATTCTAAAAATTGAGCCACTGTACTTTTATTGAATGGTCTACCATCATTGGTATAATTTCTTTGTATAGTTTCATCCAACCATTTTAATTGTTCTTCCCATTCTTTTTTAAATGGACTATCAAAATTAATCATTATGCCCATTTTAAAATAAACATTGTCATCTCTTCTTTAGCTTTTGGCTTGTCTAAAAAAAAGAAATCAATAAGATCATTGCCATGATAATTACCGTGATATTGATTTGTTATATAGTGTGGGCAATTCTTTTTAACCCACTTTATAGCTTCAACAATATCGAGTTTATTACGATTTACCGTAATATAATTATCAGTAATTTTCATATGATATTGATCAAATTTACTATTATAATTCATTGCCACTTCAATATAAACAAAGTTTCTTTGGGATCATTTGACCTGAACCCTATACCCCAATCAAATAAATCGATTTGAGCACTGAATTGATATGGTAGTGAAAATATTTTATCATCAATCCAATTGGTTGTTTGACAATCTTGACTACATAACCATTGATATAATTCACCGTATTCCAATTTTATGAGTCGTTTAATAGCATGATGTGCCTGATGTTCTCTACTCCATACAGTTGAATCTGAGTATTGATCCATATATTGACGAAATGAAAGTGTAGTAACCGAGCCTAACACATATATCTTTTGACCATCGCTTGATTCATGTATTCGCTGAATTTTCATGACCACCTCAATATAAACACAGTAGCATCCCGATCATCTTCAAATCGTAATTGATCATAGCCGGGTGCGAAGCCTAAACCGTTTCTCAACAACCTATTATTACCAGGCCCTGGATCGATCTCACAACCTTGTTCCTTCAACCAAGCCCGAAAATCCTCACGCCAAACCCGATCATCGTTGGCTAAATTAACCAAGCGATTATGTCTATACCATACCTGGATATTAATTATAATATTAAAATCATTAATATAAGTCATTAACTCCACCTCAACATGAACCAAACATAATCACTCTCACTACGGAAGTGTATGGTTTCCCAAGCGGCAGACCATTCACCCTGCAGATTATCATAGCACCACCGTACGATATCTTCCCACGGTGCTACCCCAGTGTATTGCCAATGTATCACGACCACCTCAAAATTACCAACATTGCTTCTTGTTCAGTGCATTCAAAAGGAATACTTGTTTTATAATGCCATTTATCGTCTTTGGTTATTAATTCTAGCAGAGACATATAATTTCCAATTTGATTAGTAAAAATCCATACTAAAAATTCTACAGACTTGGTAGCGGGTAATTCAGCTAAGTTAAGAGTATACATTATGACCACCTCAAAGTAAACCAAACAGCATCTTGGCTATGCTGAAAACATACTATGATTTTATGACTTTGGTGGCTGTAATAGGTATACCAAGTTTCACCGTATCTACCTAAATGTCGCCTACACCATTCATGAATGGCATCTTCATGACTTTTAGTCAGTATAGGTTCAATTTCTATACGATGTTCAAAATCTTGTGGTCTTACTACGCCCATCTTAATATAAACCAATTTAAGCTATGCTCATCTTCAAATATGACTTTATCTTGGTCTAGATAATCTGCTGGAACATATCTTGCTTTAAAGGGCTTAAGTTTTCTATTAAGTATTCTTAAGGCTATGTCATGATCAGGATTATCCTGATTAGCCTTTACAAAGTTTTGCCAATATATGGGACAATTTATTAGAAAATTTTCTAAATAAAAACCAATCATGACCACCTCAATATAAACCAAGTATAATGTTGTTCATCACGGAAACTTACCCTATATCTATAATTACCTGATGTGTTCCTTAGGTATTCCACTGCTCCAATTTTAATACCAAATTCTTCTTCAGTCAAGTATTTCAAATCCATAGGACTCGTGACTTGATGCTTTTTTCCTACCCATTCAATGCTGTGCTTAATAGCATTGTATAAAGGATGAGCGTCTGGCCCTTCATAACTGACTATCTTGTGATAGGTTAACTCCATTTCAGTGCGAACCATATAGCATCCTTTGATCTAGCAAAATAAAAGACCCTCTTATCATAATCCTGTAAATCTACACCAGCAGCATCATAGTCCATGTCGTTGACATTTTCCATCAGCCATATACGCAGATCACGCCATTGACCTGTGCTACGATATGGAACCTTTACTGGAATATTACACCAATCTCTTTTACTCATGACCACCTCAGGGCAAACCAATTAGCATCACATTCATTTTCGAACCAAAATACGTTACCAGTCCAAGTATAGTGTCTTTCGCCAAACTCATCCTCACACCATCGATGAACATCCTGCCAATCAACTAAAAGACTTTGACCTGTCAATGTAACACTATAATAGCCACCCTCAGCTAACCTATTGCTCCACCTTGTAATAGTTGGAGCAGAAAGCCCATCATAATGCTTCCAAGCTACAATAAAATCTTGGATACAATCTTTCATGACCACCTCAGCAAAAACATATTAATATCATCTTCATTGGTAAATCCCCATATTTCACCATCATTACCACGCATGAAACATCGTGTTTTCCCAATCAATAATTTATCTGACCATTCCCAAAAATCACTTTTGTTCCAACGTTGCATCACAGGAATAAACAAAAAATATTGACATTGTTCACCTAAACTTACTTCAGGTATCCATAATGGGCTAGTATTATCCGTACCTATATTAGGCCAATGTTTATTAGCATATTTTATAAATTCAGTTCTAGTTAATAGCATATTAAGAATAATTTAAAATAAACCAAGTATAATGTTCCGCACTTTTAAAAATCATACCTTTTAACTCATGTCCATTATAAACAAGGTTGATACCATAATTATCATAATACCAATCACAATACTGAATCCTTGAATCAGTACCCAATTTTGGTACACTTGTTTGTCCTGAATCTTCCCACAACTTATATAAAACATGTTTCAATTCATTATTTTGAACAAAATATGCCATTATCGCCACACTAAATTAAACCATACAAAATCACGTTCATGTCTAAATTTCACCTCAGTATGCGCATGGAAAAAACGCCAACGACAATGTTTTTCACACCCTTCTACATTATCGTATAACCAATCTAAGACTTCTTCATAATTACCACTATTGACATATGCTAGATACCACCCATTACAATTAGTATCCCATCCCCATGTATGCGCACTATATCGCTTAACATTCATGGTTACTTCAATAAATCTAAGGCAGTAGCATACTCCATAATGTAATCAATATCATATGGTTGTTTCCAAACAATACGCACTCTACGTTTGTAGCATTTCTTAAACCATAGCATTTTACCTGAAATAGTTATTTTAGGCAATAATGCATAAGTTTCTACCCAATCGTAGCAACCTTCTTTGTCAACTTCTCTAGTTTCAATCGTCAATTCTTGTGTAGTTGAGGACATTGCCTACTCCATATTGTGCCTCACCAAGCATTTTAGCTTCATAGTCATTATTTGCCCAAATGATGGTATTAGCGGTTTGATAGTCGTTAAGTCGTACCCAAAGTTGATATTTGTACATTTATTCATTCCTATTATAAAATATTAAAAAATTGTTGTCAAGTATTTCGCTACATGTATTTCAACGCAAATAAGTTATAACTTGCTTCATTATGAAACTCGATATACGCAATACAATTAAATTGTTTAATTCCGCAAGATAACACGTAATGGTGTACAAAACAATCATGTCTTTTTTCAAAAGCAGGTACAAATTCATTGCTATCTTGGTCAATACCTAAATCGTTCATTGCTTGTTGGCAATCAAAAGAATCAACAATAATAATCATAATTAACTCCAAGTAAGCAAAAAAAATGATTGTAGTTCTGCTGTGGTAAATTGTAGAACAATACCATCTAATTTAAAATTATTTACCCCAATATTTTTTAATAACCAACTTGTAATTTCTGCATCATTTTCTACCCACCATGTAAAATCTATGATAAAACAACAGTGTTCATGAGTAGAAATATTAGGCACCCCTGAAAAAATTAAAAAACGTTGACCTACATCCATCTCATTGCGAAAAAATTACAATCATTTTCATTACTAAAACTTACAACATAATGTCCTGCATCTTGTCCACCTACTTCTAAATTAGCGAAATGCCATTCGCCTGTGCAATTATGTTGACACCAATCAAAAATATCTCCTAACTTACCAAATGGTATGGTAACTGTTAAGGTATGATTATCCATGTGAAATAACTTCTACTCCACTTTTTTCAAGAAATTTTATCCCTGCATCGTCCCTATAGTGTGTACCAAAATACACACGACGAATACCTGATTGGTAAATTAGTTTAGCGCAATCGATACAAGGACTGTGTGTAATAAACAAATCAGCACCATCCCCACTCTCGTTAGACTTAGCTAATTTTGCCAAAGCATTTGATTCAGCATGCAATACTTCAGGTTTGGTTTTTAGTCTGTATCTTCTTTCTACGCTGTGACCATTAATCCAAAAATTACCTGTAAAAGGATAGTCTTGAAATTTTGCTGTAGGGTCGTTGATAGGCATAAATTCAGTATATTCACAGCCATTGTCCCATCCACTAGGCATACCATTATAACCAATACTGATGATACGATCATCTTTAACAATAATCGCACCAACTTTCAACCGTACAGCATAACTTAATTCCGATACTCGTTTAGCAATATCTGCATAAAGTTTTATAAATTTTTCTTTCACGTTAATCCCATAGTGAACGATAATATTTTGCAAACAAATCTAATCCTTCTTGGATACGATCTTGATATAATGTGTATCCTGCTGCGTCAAAATAATGACTAGTAGGATCAGGATCAACCATCTGACTTAATTGTTCAACTTGATTGGTTATAGGATTTAACATGGTTTGACCTGTTTTAACAAATTTAAACCTAGGTACTTTACCATAATGGAAGGATTCTTCATTATCCCATATTAATTGCCCAAATGACCATATCATTTTATCGAGAATTACGTCCCATTCTTTAATCTTTTCATTGAATGCCCAATCGTGTGTTTCTTTGTAAAAATCAAAGCAGCCTTGATCATGCCAATCTTCACCACCAACCTGAGCAAAGTCAGCAGGAACACCATGTTTAACCATGCGTAATTCTAACAAAGCAGGATAAATGATATACGCTAAGGTAGTGTCTAAACTCCATATATCACAATTCTCAATATGCACCGCAATTTTTCTACCTGCTTTAAGGTATTTTGATATTTTAACTTTCATAATTTACTCTATTACGGGTAAACATTCAAAATCATGGAATACAAATTTTTTACCATTTATAACAGTCATGCCAACCAACTCATTTTTAGTGTTCGTACAAAAATTTTTGGCAGATTCATCAAGCGTAGAACCTTGGCAAACGAATTTATCATCTTCGCAATTATAGAATAACATAAGTCCATCTACATGTTCAACACGCATCATACAGGCTGGCATGCTAACACGTGTAATTTTTTCTGATGGTTCTACGTCTTGCACACTTGATTTTTGATCTTTTTTCAATATTTCTGTTACACGTTTTTGTAATATGCGTACACCAAAAATTGCACCCATAAAAAAACAGACTGCGTAAGATACTGTTAGTATGATAAGGTTTATGTCGTTCATGTTGGTATTTATAAAAGAAAAGAACGGATTTTTTAATAGATCCGTTCAAAACTATAATCAAAAGGAGATAAGAGGGCGTTGCACCCTCATTTAATTAGACAGGTGCTTTAGTTGAGTAAACAGTAGCACGTCCGCTACGCTGAATTGCGTAGACTTTAAGACCACCACGACGAACATCGCTGACGCTAGCACGTGGATTTGCCAATCCAAAACGTTGCTTGATTTGTGCTGCGGTAAAGGTCTTACCTGCACGAAGCTGCTCACCCAAGCGAGCGGTTTTAGAAAGAACGGGTTTTGAAGCTTTAACTGTAGTTTTCATATTTAAATTTCCTTTTAAAAAATCGTTGTTTGTCAACGTGTGTGTATAATAACTGCTTTCGGCCTAGTTGTCAAGCAATTTAGATAACTTCGTAATACTGAAGTTGCCATTGCTCAGCAATTACCTCGTGACCAATATAGCCACGTGGGTTTGAAACTACACGGCAATTTCCCACTATGTAATCATTCTTAGCATGAACATGTCCATGCACCCACAATTTAATTTGTGGATTGTTTAAAATTTCATTGGATAAATCGCTAGCATATCCTCCATTTGTTAAGGTTTCACCAACATAATCAGGACTAATTGACTGAAAAGTAGGAGCATGGTGTGTTACCATGATTACTTTATCATGTTTAAATTTGTCCCACTGCTCACTAAAATACCTCATACTTGCTAAATGACGCTGTAACGAATCAGATATACTTAACCTACGATACCCCTCTTTTTCATTTTTAATGATGCGGTAATCATTTAGTACAGCTTCTACGTGAATTTTGGTAAGTGGATCTTGTTTATTAGCATCAGTCCACATGGATGCACCAATAAACTTATACCCATCAATATCAACAGTAGAATTTTCCATAAAAGTAATATTTGGAAAATATTCTGCTTCATGCTTGAGTATGTCAAGGGTTTCAAACCATTTACCATGATAAAACTCATGGTTACCTGCTACCCATAGCACATGTTTAAATTTAGCACTGCATTCTTCTAAAAATTTACGATATGCTAGAACACGCTGATAACGATTAGACCATTGTTGTAGTGGAATCACTGCATCATCACGTGCAAAATCTTTTAAATCTTTAGCAACAAGAATATCTCCTGCTAATATCAATACGTCTGCGTTTTGATCATTATCAAAGGATAAATCACCAAACTCTAAATGTGCATCACTAATTAAACCTATCTTCACTTTCATTTCCTGTAATTGTATCTACCATAATATCAAACGAATTGATATCATTATTTCTCATATAATAATTTAGCTGTTCTTGGGTTAATGAGCGAATCTTAAAATTATTTAAATATCCCATACTTTCTAACAAACTGTAATCAGAATCACCCAAGCTTACTCTAACTAATTGCTCTGTACTATTACTCATGCTTCTTCCAAATCAAGTAGGTTAACCTGAACATGCAACGAATGTGGGTAAATCTTGTGACTAACCCAACGTGGTGCATCTGTTACTATCCCAACCGCTGTAGGGTCAGACAGTGCAATCTCTTGTAGAGCATTGATGATGGTATCACGATGATCTTGATTTTGAATTAAAAGAACATCACCAATCGTTGAGATATTACCAAAAGAAAACCGTGTACCATCTTGATGAATAAAATCAAGACGATAAGAAATACGGTCTTTGTTCTTCATTGAACGATTATGAAGCTTTTCTTTCTTGATTACTTTATGCATTTTCCAACTCCTGTGTGGATTGTGTAAGTGCTGCATCAATAATTGTATAACGTACTTCCATATCATGCAAGTAATTTATATAGTCTGTCTCAGTAATACCACATAATTCTGCACGTTCAGCAGGACTCATTTCATACCAAATTGCAGTATTGTTTGCGTATCCGATTGGCATATTCATTTACATCTCCTTATTGACTATAGGAGTAGTTTAGCAAATTAGGATAAATTTGTCAAGTAGTTAATTGAATAAACTCTCTGCAGCTTCTTTTGGAAAAGTTGAACCCCAATCTGCGATATACTGTTCATCAGCAGTTTTGTTTTCACCAAAACCCAAACCAATAAAGTATTTGATACCTTCATATGGTACGTCTACTTTTACCACACCAATACATGCATCTTTATTAGTAAACCATGTAGAATTTAAAATTTTCATCTGTTAGCTTGCTCCTGTACTGTTTCTTTTACTTTTTCCACACTATTGTCTAACAATCTTGCTACACCACTAAAACCAACCGTAGCAATGATGATTCCAAAGATAGTACCAAATAGGAAGTTTTTCATGATTAATTTCCTGTAGTAAGACGAACTAATTCAGTTGCAAAACTAGGCGAGTAATGACGATAGCTACGGATTTTGCTATTTTTATTGGTATGTTTTTCTTTAAATTTAGGAGTGATTCCTACTGCTTTAAGGGCAGTAATGTAAGTAGAAAAGTCACAATCTTCTTCAAGATAGGCATGATCGTTACGAATATAACTGTAAGTAGTGATTTTATTAAGAATACCAAGTTTATTAAGACGTGCAAGGGGAACTTTGACCCATCCGTGTCCTGGATCCGTGTAAATCGTGTCGGTCAACGTAGTCTTCATTTCTATCTCCTGTTTTTCACTATAGACATAGTATATCAAATTAGGATGTTCGTGTCAATAACTTTTTTATAATTTACCAACTTGAGTTATAGAAAACTTTTAACCCAATAATAAGTTCAGCTTTGGCATCAGCAATAAACTGCAAATCTTGGTTACGATAATAGTCATCACTTGGGATACCAAAGAAAAAACCTTTAATATCTAAAGATGCTACAACACCATTCTTAATGTCTTGTTCTAGTTGATTTAGATCATCCCACGTCAACTCAAGTTCAATACCATTAAAACTTGAACCCCAAGCACCACCTGTATCTACCCCACCTTTTTTTAACCAAAGTTGTTCCATCCATCCTTGTAAATTAGGGTGTTTACGCCAATAGGCTAGTTCACGTGGTTTAGCAACATTTTTGTTTTCATAGTATGCGTCATAATCACCTTCATTGGCAGACACGTATGCGTACTGATCTAATCCCATGTTTTGCTCCGAGTTGTAACGTTTAAACTTCATTCTTTAATTGTTTTTTACTGCAATCATACATCATACTACGTATGACAATGTTTTTATTTAAATCACATTCTAACATAAATTTTTGCTGTGCGTACATTGAACCAAGCACACTGCCAAAAATAAATCCAATACCTGCTACGATTGTTTTAGTCATGTTGTTTTTAGTATTTCAAAAGTTTTACGTGCACCATAGTTGATATGGTAGTCAGCTTCTTCGTAATCTAGGTAAAAGTCACTATCACGGTCATAGTACTGACCTGCAGTAGGATCATAATACAACACCTTACCTGATTCATACATGAAAGGTCCTTCAAGACCTTTTAATTTAGTGTAACGAGCGGGAATTGAAGGAATAATTTTGTAACCCATACAACCTCCTGTGTTATGACAAGATCAGTATACGATAAGTTTTATAGTTTGTCAAATCCAATACAAGCTGAAATTGACTAAATCAGATTCTTGTTGGAACGATACAACACGTTCGTTATTCTTGTGTCCTTGTTTCCAAGTATATTGACCAACACAATATTGTTTTAACCATGCTAAAATTTCTAGAATATTATCTTTGTTCTGAACAGTAATTGTTGCAGTGTGCATGTAGGTAATACCTGATTTGTTGATTTCGTACATAGATTATACATAACTATTTACCTTTAGTCAAATTTACCACAGTCACATGGATACTTACCTTGTTGGCAATTTCCACTACATCCTTTAAAATTACGGGTTAAAAAATTTCCTATAAGAAAAAATAAGACAACTATTCCTATCCAAAAAAATACATCTAAGTACATTATCTAGCCCATTTCAAACTAAACATAGTTGCATGTTCATCATTTTCAAAACTAATCCCTACGGTATGATTTGTATCAGGTTTACATAACAACTCATAAGATAACTTACTACCTTGTAACCAAGTAACCATATCATTAAAATAAGCCATGCTTGGTAATTCTACAAAGACATGATGTTTTGTTGGTGGATTTACTACTTTTGCTGTAATATTATCTTTTTTAATTGTAAGCGTAATAGATGCTCCATTATTCCACGTAATGATACAAGCATTATAAGGTAGACTGTAGATAGTTTCTATAATGTTTTCTTCACAGTTACTCCATAGAAAATCTTGTGAATCAAGATTAAAATCATTGTATTTCTCATCATTTGGGTCAACAGTGTATCCATTAAGTTCTCTAACAATTTCTTCTAAATCAACATCACTAATCCACTCCCACCCTTTACCATCTGCATCTTCGTTACATAAATCAAGGAAGAAATCTTTATCATGTATGGTAAAGTAAAGTTGCGTATCACTTGTGCGATTGTCACACACTGATACTGCTATGGCATAAACTGAGTCTGTATCCCAATAATTGTAGTAATCTAATTCATTTAAACTACTGCTTTTTTGTTGAACATAAACCCAACCTTTAGATTCTTCATTAGACTGACCTATTATTTTATCATGATAAGTCCATTCACTAATTTCTGAAATCCAACCTGTAACACCAATTTCTTTAGGTAACCCATAAAGATCAATAAATTTTTTAACTTGCTTGTATACTTTAGTGTTCATTTTTTTCCATAAATCATATTTTTATACTTTACAAACCTATCATGTGTTTTTACAAAAGAAAAGCGATTATGAACAGTTAATGATTTAAATTTTTCAAGAGAAACAACTTGGGTTTTAATTTTTACACGATGATCATGAACAGGTAAAAGTTGGTAAAGAGGGCTACCCCCAGGGATCATAAATTGATAGGGTTCAGGTTTAATTTTACATACGATAAATGGGTTAAGTGCGTTAGTGTAATAAAAATCAATATACCCAGGCAACACCTGAAACTCCGTTTCATAGCCAATATGATAAGTTGGGTGTGTCAAATAATAATTCATTGGTCTGTTAGCTTCACATGCCCAAGGTGAAGTTAATTTTAAAAATATAGAATCTTTGAATAAATTTCCATATTGTCTTCCATCATGTGTATGTATTTCAGACGCTTCATCGGAAAATTGGTATAAAAAAGTACCATCGGGATTAATCTGTAATAGTAAATCAGACCACATGGGGACAATTACCCCACTAGTTAATGTTTTTTTAATACCTGCACAATGTCTTACTGTTCCTGTTTTATAAATTAAACCCACTTTATTTTCTAATTCATAATGTGGTTTTAATTCTTTATACCAAGTTGGTAAGCATTGAGAACTTAATTTTGGTGGTAAAGAGTTGTATAAAAATGTATCAGTTATTTTACATGAAAACACTAACTCTCTACGTTTTAAAAAATCAAACATTACTTCTCAGTCTTTCCAAAAGGCCATGCAGTAGGATCATTATTCACAGGTTCTTCATCCTCATCTTCTTGAGTATCATGATAGTACTCTTCTAAAATATAATCTACAACATCCATAAGAACATCTTCGCCCATTTCACTGTCTAAATCATAGGTATTGACAAAATCCCATGATTCATTGTTTACATCATACCAAGCAAAAATACAAACTTCTTCTTTTGGACGATGAACAATTAAATTCCAAGCAAAATCATGTTCAGGAAATTCTCCTTCTTTACTATCTTTGTGGATAAAAATTGCATAACAACGCATATCTTTATTACCACCTTCCTCATAAACATACTCGCCATCTTCATCTTCGGTTTCTAGGTCACCGTATTGTTCGAAGATGCATTTGATGCCTGGGGTGTCGCTATAGTCTGTACCACGTTCCCATCCATCGTAATCATCAGGGTAAAACATATCATCAACGACATGTTGAAGTAATTTTTCAAGTCGCTCTAATTGATCATCTTCTAATTGCATAGTCATCATTTTTCTCCAATATATTCATGTGACCAACACTCTCTATTAGCATGTGCAAGCAAGGATTCAACAGAAAGCATTTGTTTATCATGCTGTGTACCACTTAACAAATAATCTTTACGTTTCATTTTATTCTTACTTGTAGGTTTCCATAGAGGAGAGTTATCTCTATAGCCACCCATTCTTGGGTTAGCAGTTTTACTAAAATATCGTTTACCTTGTTCAATATGCATTTTAGCAATAGCATCACTAAATCTTACGCCAATTCCTAATCCTTGGAAATCAGGTAGGATAACTGTGCGGTGTCCACGATACGCATTTTTTAATGTTCCACTTGGTTGTGGTAAAACTGCAGCAAAACCAATAATTGTATCGTTCCATATTGCAGCCCAACATTTAGCAGACTTATTCATACTGCCACTTAAATAGTGATGCGGAGCGAAGGCTGTCCACAATTTTCTGTCAGTAGGTATGATTTCCAAAGTGATTGTTGGACGTTGCCAAAGTAACCCCCTTGTGAGTTCGCCCGTTGCAGTATCAAATACCCAATCAGGACGAAGCCACTCAACAATATCATAATGACATGTTGCAAATGTTACCTTTTGTAAATCTTCTGCTCTAATATAACGATTAATTGCGTTACTTAAACTTTTAGCTACATTGCGATCAACCACACTAGTAAACTCATCAATGACTGCACTATTTTTAAGCTGTCTAGCCATGTCAGCACGATGTTGTTCACCATTGCTGCATACATGATAAGGTCTACACAATGTAGGAATACTATTTAAACCAACTGCATGCAATTCATCTAAACGTGTGAAATGACTGCATATTGCTTTATTTTTATCCCATTGTGGTTGATCAATATTACCAATGGTTTTTAATATACTAGATTTACCACTACCGCTTGGTCCAACAATTAAACCAATTTGATAATCAGTTGGTAGAGTAAAATCAGGCACTGTAAAGGTGGATGTTCCTGTAAATTCATAATCAAATGCAGTACTAACTGCTTTGACCATATCATCAACAATAACTGTAGATGTTAAAATATTAGACATTATCTTCACGTTTAGTAATAACTTTATCTGCTAAACCATAGTCAACTGATTCTTGTGCAGACATAAATTTATCACGATCCATATCACGTTGGAAATCGGTAAATGACATACCAACTGAATTATGCTTTACATACAATTCTGTAAGCATACGTTTCATTTTAAGAATTTCTTTTAATGAAATTTCCATATCACTTGCCATACCACGTGCTCCACCACTAGGTTGATGAATCATATGACGTGCGTGTGGAAGAATATAACGTTTTCCTGCTGCCCCTGCTTGGGCTAAAAATGAACCCATACTACAGGCTTGACCCATAACGATAGTGGACACATCAGGTTTAATGAATTGCATGGTATCGTAAATACTCATTCCATCGGTGACAGAACCGCCTGGGCTGTTGATATAAAAACTAATATCTTTATCGCTGTCTTCACTTTCTAAGAAAAGTAACTGTGCAACGATTAAATTAGCACTAATTTCGTTAACTTCTCCATTAAGAATGACTACACGATCACGCAGTAATCTGCTATAAATGTCGTAGCTACGTTCCCCACGACTAGTTTGTTCTACTACAATAGGTACAAGACTCATTTATTCTCCTTCGACTTCTATCCAAGTATAATCACCTAACCATTTGACCTTTGTGATGTACTCGTATTGAGCGGGTACACCTGTTGACCAATCATTCGGGCCATTCATTGATAATCTAGTTTTTTGTATTTCACTATCAAACAATAACCAATATGTTTGACCGTGAGCTATTTGAAACCTATATTCTGCTGCGTGAACCCAATCTGTTATATCTAACCTACGTTTAATTTGTGCTGCTTGATCTTGTAAAACATTTACAAGTTGCATAATCCTATCATATTCTTGCTGAGCATGCAACCTTGCAACGTTGAGCATAATATCTTTTTGTTGCGTAATGGGAACAAGATCAAACTTTGGCGCACTAACTTCAACAGGGTATTCTGTTACATTTCTATTAATAAAAATCGCAGGTAAACCTCCGATTTCAGAATCGTAACTTGTTCTACCCTTCATTGAATTGGGTTTTTTATCTTCAGACATAATGCATTATAACGTATAATATGTTTAAAACAATCTAACACTTATCCAATTTTTGATAGGTAAACCATTTCTTTTTTGAAAAAGTTGTTTTTAACGTTATCCCAAACTTGGATAGTTTGTTACGCCAAGCATAAAATGATGGTCCATGACTCATGATTGGTAATTTTCCTTGTTTTTTACGTTTCCCACTGTAAATATCCCATTGATATTGATGTACCATTTCATGTGCCAAGGTAGCAATCATCCATTGTTGCGAATAAAATTTGTTGGTTATTTTTATAATACAATGTGATCCTGTAGGATAAGGACTTCCCCACCTACCTTTACCCATACATAAACCCCAATACTTGGATCTTTTTACTAGTTGTATTTCGGGCATTGATAATTTATTCTTAAAAACTTCTTCATTAATTAATCGATACATAGCTTTAATTTTACGTAATGATGGTCTATATGATTTTTTACGCTGTTCAGCTAAGCTTGGTAACGGTAATTCCATTAATTTTGAAATTTTAGACGTTTTCATTATATCTAGCAAAAGTGTAAAGAGTTCATTACAACAACTGTTTTTCGTGCTCCTTTGTTGGTAGGTGACCCATGCACCAAAAACCCAGGCATCGATAACATTTCTCCCTCAGCAACATTTATTTTAATATCTTTACCTTTAAGTTTTACTTGTGTCGTTATTTTCTTATTTGGAAGTTCAATATACGCAATATTAGTAAAAGTGCAATCAGAGTGGCAGTGCCAATTATGAAAATCATTCTTTTCATACTGTTGAAACCATATATTTTTGAGTTGATATTCGTTATACCCAAATTCGTTATTTAATTTTATTAAATGTGGTATAAAACATGGAACAATAAATTCTGTATAGGGTCTTTTGAAATCATGGTTTAAATGATAATCCGTGTTGCTTATGTTTTGAAATTTATTGCAATAACTAAATTTACCCATTTGTTCAATCGAATTTAGTACATTGTGCTTAATTTCTGAAAAGTGGTCAATTTTTGAAATAAAAAATAATTCCTTAATATTCATAAAGTTCCTATATTTCTGTTATTTACCAAAATAAAAAGCCGTAGATAATTTGATTAAATACTATACTAAGGAGATATTAAAATGCTAGAAAAACTTGGCAAATTTTTAAGAGAATTATTTGTGCATGGACCTAAAAGTTTAGAACCTGCACCACCTACAGAGGCTAAGCCCCTTGAGGCTAAACCTGCTCAAGATAGAGTAGAAGCACCCGCACCAAAGGCTGAGCCAAAAAAACCTGAACCTAAAGATAATGTGGTCATTGCACCCATTAAAAAAGAAAAAAAACCTGCAGCTAAGAAGCCAACTGTTGAAAGCAAACCAAAAGCAACTAACGCTACAAAAACCCCTGCTGCATCTAAGGCACCTAGAAAACCTAAGACAACTTAATGGATATTCCGTTTTCGATAGACTTAATAAGTGACTTAAACCTTGCAGATGATGAAGAATTAAATTGGGAAGGCAAACCAACTTCATTATTTTGTGCAGTTGCAGGTGGTATTAGTGGTAATTTAAAAAAAGTACATCAAGTATTAAGTCATTTAGGTTCGATTTACCGTGGTGTTTTATACATTGACGGTAAGGCTGAACACCATGATATACACGCTTATGAGACAAGAATTCAACAACTCAAAGTGTTGTGTGAACCTATTCCTAATGTTATATACTTGCATAATCACGTTATAATATTAAATGGTGTGGCTTTTGTAGCGATCAATGGTTGGTATAATTCTAATTATCAACAATTACCTGAGGTTGATCGTGTTATTGTTGATAGTTTACGTATTCAGGATATGGATTATTTAAATAAAACTATTCGTAGTTTACAGAATCATCACGAGTCTAAACGTATATGTGTGATTTCAAGTAGTTTACCAAGTGAACAACTTACTTTTAAAGATCCTGAAAATGATTTGCCTGATCCTGTAGGCATTATAATGGCATTGTTAAATGATACTAATAATAAAGTAGATCATTGGTTATTTGGATCGTATAATAAAATAATTGATGGAACTTATAACAATCGACGTTATGTTAACAACCCAAAATTTGCTAATCTACCCTACTATCCTAAACGTATAGCGTTGAGTTAATCTTCTGCTTCTAATTTAATTTGTAATGGAAAACCGTTTGCACGTGCTTCCATAGTAACTTCTATACCTTTTTGTTCTGCGATTTCATATGGTAATACTGCAACCACTGCACTACCTGACTCATGTATATCTGTGGTAATGGTTATCGCTGTTTCGGCAGTATATTGAAAATGCTCGACTAATGTAGCCACTACAAACTCCATAGTAGTAACGTTATCATTAATATAAATGATCTTGTACATTGGAGGTATGTCCAATTGTAAATTTGGTTTAATACGTGTTTTTACATCAGTTTTAACATCAATTTTAGCCATAAAAATTCCTCTAGTATTGGAGAGGACAGCGTAGCAAAACACTACGCTGTTTACTCCTGTATTTAGTATTTTATCACTTTGTATAAGTGATTGCAATAGACTTTGGTTTCTTTTCTTCAGGAACTTTACGCTCTAAAGTAACACTTAAAATACCATTTTCTTGTATTGCACTTGTTACCTCAACATACTCAGCAATAGGCCATGTACGCTCAAATGAACGTGACCCAATACCCTGATGAATATACTTGGTTTCTTGACCCTCTACAGTTGCAACCTGACGCTTACCTTTAATGGTTAAGCTACGATTATGCACAGTAATATCAATATCACCCTCTTTAAAACCTGCAACTGCAAGTTCAATAATATACTTATCATCGGTTACTTCAATGATATTGTATGGGGGATAATTGGTGCTTGTTGTACCTTCCTGTAAACGTGAAAGTTCATCAAACATACGGTCGAAACCAATACCAAATTTTGTAATAGTAGGAATATCGAATGAACGAAGTGTAAGATTTGTCATGTTATTTCTCCTTTAATTAAGCAAGATGACATTTTGAATGTAGACCCAACCATTGGCATCTACATAACTATATATTTTACATAATTTCGCAATATATGCTATTATTTTTGGATAAACACGTCATTAATTTGACGGTTGACTTTAATAAATGTAGTGCATTTAGGTAGTTGTTTTAAATTTGATGCACCAACATAGGTACAAGTGCTGCGTAAACCACCTAATATATCAAGCACAGTATTTTTAACTTGTCCTTTATAGGGTATTTCTACCGTACGTCCTTCACTAGAACGATATTCTGCTACACCACCATGTGTTTTATTCATAGCAGTATCGCTACTCATACCGTAAAAGATTACACGTCCATTTTCTATGGTACCACCACCCTCATCGTGCCCTGCAAACATACCACCAAGCATTACAAAATCTGCTCCTGCACCAAAAGCTTTAGCCACATCCCCAGGACAAGTACACCCTCCATCAGCAATAATATGCCCACCAAGACCATGAGCGGCATCGGCACATTCGATAATTGCACTAAGTTGAGGATAACCCACACCTGTTTGTACACGAGTAGTACACACACTCCCAGGCCCAATCCCAACTTTAACAATATCTGCTCCACGTAATATTAACTCCTGTGTCATATCTGCAGTAACTACATTACCTGCAATAATTGTTTTATCAGGCCAACGATTTCTTACGCTTTCAACAAAATCACCAAAATGTTCGCTATAACCATTAGCCACATCAATACAAATAAATTGTGCACCAATACCTGTAACGATGGTATTGAGATTTCGAAAATCTTCATCACTAGTTCCTGTACTAACAGCATAATAATCTTTGTTTACATTGAATACAGAAAAATTATCAATGTCTTTGTTATAGGTTTTAATAAGGCAGGTGAATAACCTATGTTGACTTAATGTTTCTGCCATTTTTAAAGTTCCAACACCATCCATATTAGCTGCCATAATGGGAATACCTTCATATTCATACCCACTATGTTTAAATTTATACCATTTAATTAAGTCTACTTCTTTGCGACTTGATAATGTACTACGTTTTGGACGAATCAATACATCCTTGAAATCAAGCTTGATTTCATCTTCAATTCTCATTGGATTCCTTTTAAATAATTAAAAATATAAGAAAAAATGCTGATATTAATAAGAACAATACGCCAACTTCTTCACGAATATCTAGTTCTTTGTTAATTTGTTCTATATCTTGGGGTGGCATACTCATTTTTACTTGAGGATCAACTTTCCATCGTGAACTTGATAGTGTAACCACTCCTGCAATAAAAAATACTACAAACAATATAATCATTGTATATTGTGTTTATCTTTATAATCTTTTATTGCTGCTTTAATTGCGTCCTCAGCAAGTATTGAACAGTGGATCTTAACGGGTGGGAGTGCAAGTTCCTGTGCGATTTGAGTATTTTGGATAGACGTTGCTTCGTCCAAAGTTTTGCCTTTAACCCACTCCGTAACCAACGAACTACTTGCAATCGCTGAGCCACATCCATACGTCTTAAATTTTGCATCTTGAATGATTCCATCTTTTACCTTAATTTGAAGTTTCATTACATCACCGCAAGCAGGTGCCCCAACCATACCAGTCCCAACGGTGTTATCAGACTTATCAAAACTGCCCACATTTCTTGGATTTTCATAATGATCAATAACCTGTTCACTGTACGCCATCTTTTTTCTCCATTGGTATTGTAGTTTCTATATTTTCTTTTTTAGGAGGATTATCATTATACTTAGTTAAAAAGTTTTGCCACACTTCTTCTTCTTCGGGCGTAACCTCAACTTCTTGCCATTGTAACAATGTTTTATTCATAATGACCTCCAAAAAAATTTTAGTACAATTTAGTGGGTAATTCCTGAGTGCGTAAATATTTTTTCCAACGACTAACTGCTTTACCTCTAGCAATCTTTCTAGCAATACTTGGCTTTGTGTATTCTTGACGATCACGCAATTCTTGCATCATCCCACTTTCAAGAACTTTTTTCTTGAACTTTCTAATACCACTTTCAAATGATTGCCCCTCACGTATAACTACTTTCATTTTTTCCCTTTTTTTAAAATGGATCCTAAGTAAGAATCTTTTACTGCGGATTCCCAATGTTTATTTAGCAAATTAGGGTGATCTACGTGCATTTTATCAATTTCTATTTTCTTACCTTTAAGGTGTTTACTATTAAACATAACTTGTAACAACACACGTTCAACTTCACTTTGTAACCCACGTGCACCTGTTTTTAAATTTAAACAGTTTTCTGCAATTTGTTCAATAGCAGCATCAGTAAAAGTTAACTCTATTTCATCTAAACTTAGTAAATACTGATATTGTTCAATAAAGTTATTTTTAACTTTAGTCAAAATTTGAACCAATTGGTCTTTTGTTAACTCATTGATAGATACACGACATGTAAAACGTCCTGTAAATTCAGGAATCATACCATACTTAGTTAAATCATCAGGTGTAACTTGTGCCAAAATATCATCCATGGATACGGTGCCACCAACCTGTGCAGAAAACCCAATACTATTTCCGTGTAATCGACGTGAAATAATATCTGATAATCCTACAAAAGCACCACCTGAAATGAATAGAATGTTTTTAGTATCGACTTCTAGCATATCGTTGGTTGGGTGTTTGCGTTTGCCTTGTTGTGGTACACGACAAATGGTACCTTCTACAATTTTAAGCAATGCTTGTTGCACACCTTCACCACTAACATCACGTGTAATACTTGCACTTTCACTTTTACGTGCGATTTTGTCTACTTCATCCACAAAAATAATACCACGCTCTGCTCGCTCAATATCACCATCAGCAGCAGCTACTAACCGTTGTATCATACTTTCAACATCATCACCAACATAACCTGCTTCAGTTAAGGATGTAGCATCTGCAATAACAAATGGTACATCTAGATATTTGGCTACTGTTTTAGCCATTAGTGTCTTACCACCTCCACTTGGTCCAAGGATGAGTACATTGGCTTTTTGAATTTCTAACTCTTTGGTATCTGCTGTGACACGCTTGTAATGATTAGATACTGCCACACTGATTAAAGTTTTTGCAGCATCTTGTCCAATAATATAATTGTCTAAAAATGATTTAATATCATCAGCATAAAAACTTATCTTACGTGGTGCATCTTCCTCAAGTGGTTCTTCATCCTTAAGTAAATCATTACATAATTCAACACAATCACTACATATTGCAGTACCTTCACCTACTATCAGTTTTTTGACAACGTTCTTGTGTTTACCACAAAAACTACATTCTTGAAAATGATATACTTCACCCATGATCTACTTATTTCCCTATACAATTACGTACTGCTTTTGTCTCTAGCCTATGATAATTTTTTAAATTATGCAAGTCCATGTTAGACAAATTGATTACATATGATTTGGTTTCCCAACGATCACCACGAATCAATCCTGTTGAATTACTTTGCAACATAACATTATTTACCTCAATGTTTCTGTCACAAACACGCATTAGAACATTATTTGACCCATCAAGGAAGCTAAATTGGATAGATGCCTGTGATTTTTGAAAACTATTTGCCAATTCTTGATAATTTCCTTCGTTTAGCGTTATCATATCAGATTCACCAATAATGTTGCCACTTTTACGCATAGTCAATTTTACCGTACGAATACTTTGACTATTACGTGCCATATGCGTAGCACAGCTTTGATCAATCCTATTACCATCACTACAACGTGGATCAAATACGTTAAGAAGTTGTGTTTTAACTTTCATCGAATCTAGCATAGACCATAACCCATGCATAAATTGATAACTAAATTTGTATTCATAATTAATTTTTAAAAACGATTGGCGATTGTTTACACCACTCTCAATATTATGAACATTAATATCATATGCACCTTCAGGATAGTAATTAAAATATGCTTGAATTAATTTATCCTGCGACTGCCTACTTTTAATTAATGATTGAATAGATGCTTGATGTTGGTCACCTTGTATAGCACCCATGTTAGTACTTTCACCTAACAATCGACCATCCACACTATTAGGCGAGGTAGTAACATCCATTTCTACTGCATATCGTTTCTCAGCAACACGATTATAAAACTCATCCGTTGATAATACCGTGTAGTTTTTTACAAAGCAGCTACTACTTGAAGCAATACGGTCAGTGGCTAAACGACCATTTACTGCACTGCGATCCGTAATTACACTGCTACCCCATGTTTGATTACATGCCTCTCTAAACGCACCTTGACGTGCATTTTCAGGTGAATCTGCCTCTACTTTTACACGTACTTTTTGTGTAGGTGGACTATTTGGAAAATTTTCAATGATAAATTTAGTCACACTTACAATAGTCCATGCATCTGCGTGAACGATTGTAGGCACCGCAATGAGCAAACTTGCGAGTAGTTTTTTCATATTAACGACTCATCATACGACGAACGTCTTGAATATCACTTGTATGTTTTGCATCCCAACGATATACAACAGTAACAACTTTACCGTTATCAAGCACTGAGTTATCGACCAATCGTAACCCACTAAGGATACCTTTATTATTAGAACGAATAAAACTATTCATAGTAGTGGCAATCTCTACTGCATCATTGCGAGTAGCTACATTGACATTTTGTGGTGTACCTTGTGCTTGGGTAGGTTTACCTTCAACATCAATATCACTGACTGAAATATCTTGATTATCGTAGTTACTAGCGATACGATTAGTTTTTTGATCACGTGCTCGCTCAAGTGATTTACTAATCATTTTAACGCTAGTATCACTTGACACTGTTTCTTTCCAAATAAAGTCAACAAGTTTCTTCTTGGCATCAAGTTCAGCAACTTTGTACGCACTTTCAGTAGCACTAGGACTATTACCCCATACAGGAGCATATCCTGTTACTTCAATGGCTTTAATCTCACGGAAAAACGTACTGTACTCAACTTTTACCCCTCGACGTTTAAAGTCTTGGGTAACACGTTGTTCACTGATTGCAGTTTGAGGACCGCTAGCGATACCTGGGTCGCTAAGCATTTTGGTTGCAGTAGAACATCCACCCATGAGTACGCTGAGTACAGCCACGGTCAATAAACCTTTTTTCATTTCTTTACCTCACAAAGTAATTAATATGGTTGAATTATAGATGAATTAGGATTTCTTGTCAACTGCTAAACGTGTTTCTATTTCTTCACGCTCAACTTCGGTTAGTATTTCTATGTCAATACTACCATTTTTTAGACATTCAATCAAATAATCAATGTAATTGATGTTAGTCAAATACGTACTGTTTTGTTGCTTATCTACAACAATCCACTTAGTACCATTAAATTTGTAAACAATATGTGGTACACGGTCAATACGAATAAAGGTATCACCACTTAATGCTTCATCAGGAAACTTACCACCAAAATTAATTTGGTTGGGCCATGGCTTATTAGCAGGATGTATCAAATCAGGGCGTATACCCTTTAAAGCATTCATACTCATACTTTTACCATCATAATTAACATACTCATCGGTTGATTTAAATAATGGTTTAAGTTTAGTTACATTATCTGTAATAACTTCCTCTGCTTGTGTTACTGTTAAAGGCACAGGTTTAAATTTAAAATCATCTGAATCAGCAGTTAATTCTTCGCTATCAATCGTAGGTTCTACTATTTCATCCGTAGTATTGATAGGCTCAACAAATTCTTCATCTTTGGTTGGTATTGGAAATTGTGGGGGTTGATAAACTTGGTGAGGAAAACGTATGCCTGGGACCTTATCGACCCATGGCTTTGTTAAATAAACCTGTTCAGCACGTTTTTCTTCAACAGCTTCTTCTTTAATTTCTTCTACAATTTCATCAGTAGTTGATTCATTTTGTTTTAATGAATCTTTAACTTGATCAATTTGGTCTTGGGTTAATGCGCCATCATCTGCTTCATATTGTAGTTCATCTTCCTTACGTTTTTTGATACGATCTTCACGTTCCCATTTTAATGAATTATTAGCAGCAAGAATTAATATAATAGCAAGTGGGTCAAAAACCGCTACAATTAATATAGTTACCCAACGTACTGCACGTTCAAGTAAGTTTGCATCAGGATTATCTCCATATATTAATGCAGCAATATATTTAATAGGTCCAACTTCAGCTTCAACTTGGCGTAACTGACTAGCAATTGGCGCACGTTGTTCATTTAAGTCTTTTATAACATTCTGTGATTTTGCAATTTCATTTTGTAATGAGGTACGTTCTTTAGCTTGTTGTCTACGTATAGCTACTGCTCGCTCAGCATTTTGTTCAGTAGTACCACGTGATAATAATTGATCAACCTGACTATCCATTTGTTGCAAGGCTTTTCTTGCAGTTTCAATATTATCACGCTCTGTTTTAATTTTTTCATCAAGTAACGCAACCTGTGCTGCAACATCACCTGTTGGTATGCCTTGGTCAATATGTGCTTTAGATAAATACCCAAAGATACCCATACTTGTAAGAAACGCTAATGCTATGACTGCGGTAGTAAGGTACGTTTTAATGACCCATCCTGAACGCTTCCAATACATATGTAACCACACTGTAGTAGTTACTTTGGCAACTTCAAGCACAGTACCCATAATAACAATAGATACAAACGCACCCGCAAAAATTGCAGTCAATCCAATAATACTATAATACGCTGCAATAACACTAATGGCTAATGCAACAAATAGCGTAAACCTACTATAAGTAAAAAAATCTTTGAGCATAGAATATTATTTATCGATTTTTTGACTGCAATAACCATACTTTCTTATACCATCGGCGCAAAGTGCCGAGTGATCCGTATGATAATATCGCAAATCATGCGGTGGAAGTATGTCTTTATCCGCATAAGTTTTATCTAAAAACAATATAACATTACGTGCAAACAAAACAACCGCACATACAGTTATAGTTCTATATAAAAATGACATCATTTAGTGAGTTGATAAACCATCATAAAATTATCGTATGCTGCTTTTACTGCGGGGTTTTGTAATTTTTGTGCAGCTTCATACACAAGTGCAGCTAATCCACTCTCGACTGCTTCGTATATACTAGGATATTGAAGTGGATGACATTCTTCTCCAAAAGCTTCAGACAATCTTATCCAAGCAATATTTTGTTCTTCAGTAATTGGAACTTTACTAGGACGCATTTCCAAACTTTTACGCAATGATTTACTAATCTCCTCACGTGCAAATGTTGCTGCTGCAATTAATGGAGCAAATTCAGGGTCTATGTTGTACTTTCGGATATGGTGGCCTGGGCGACTGATGACCAAATGGCATCCTTCACTAAAGGCATGATCTAAACTAGGATCATGTTCAGAAATAGGTATATACTTACTCCCAACTTTTTTATAATAAGTTTCGCTCATAACGGACAATCTTCACTAGCTTCTTTAATACGTTTGTATTTGATATAACTCTTGGTTACTTTTTCTTTAATCATATAACCTAAACCAATTATTGGAACTAAAGCCATACATGCAAAAAATATTAATGGTTGCTGAACAATTAAACTAGAAACACCTACTACAAAACAAAAAATAACCAACCAAGTTTCTTTTTCCCATTGACTAGCTGACCATACGATATAACCTAATATATTACGCATTTTTATTCCTTTGGTGCGGGGTTGATTTTATCACGCATAGCTTCAATGTTTTGATTAACATTGATAAGAATTGCAGTATAGCCACATGTGACAATACCAACAATAAGAATACCTAGTGCAGACATAACTGCAGGTAAAAAGTTATCAAACATTTCACCGAAAAATGTTATACCTGCCATAACAACAAATATAAGTGCCAATAATTTATTCAAAACATCAAGTGATTCAACTATCTTACGATTGAATGATCCCATTAAATTCTCCTTAAGAATAATACTATTGTATCAAAATTACCGAGTTGAGTCAATAAAATTGAGCAAAATTGTCAACTATTTCTCGCTCTGTTGTTAATTTGTTGGCAAGTTCTTGTTGGTTTTCATATCCCATAGCCATACCACAAATTACAAGATCATCGTTTAAATTTAATTTTTCACGTATGTAACCTTGAATTAAAATCCATGCTGCTTGTGGACATGTTGCCAAACCATGAGATTGTGCTGATATCATTATACTTTGTATAAACATACCAAAGTCTAACAACGATCCTATAGATAATTTTGGATTCATTGTGAAAATTAATCCTACAGGCGCACCAAAAAAATTATAATTTTTGGTATGTTGGGTTTGCATAGCATCTTTGTCTTTTTTCTCTATACCTAACACTGCATAAAGATCATATCCTACTTTACGCCTACGTTCAATATATGGACTAAACCACTCAGTAGGATAGTAGTCAAATGGTTTTTTAGGTTGCTTAGCCATCAACTCAGGATTAGCATAAGTTTCCATCGCACCTTGCCCAAATTCTACTAGAAAATTACCTGTTAACACATGTACTTTCCATGGTTGTATATTGGTTCCACTTGGGCTACGTGATGCTACAGTAAGTATATGTTTAATTAATTGTGGGTCAACAGATTGCTCCGTAAACCCACGTACACTTTTCCTACTAGCAATCACAACATCTACTACCGTATGGTAGTTATTTTGCATCTTTAACTAACCCTGCCTTGATTAATAATGGTCTAACATCACGAAAATATTGTGCAGCATATGCTTCAAATTCTTGTGGTGTTTTAGTCCATGGAACTAATACAAACTTTTTCATCAATTCCTGCATTTCAGGTTCTTTTAAAATATCAGTAACCGCATCATGTATAGCTTGTGCAACATGATCAGGTGTACCTTTTGGCGCAACTAATCCATATGGACTTTGACCAATTACTTTAATACCTTTTTCAGTTAACGTAGGCACATTAGGATACTTTGCAACACGTTTTTCTGTTGCCATCGCTAATGCCCTAAATTGTCCACTATCAACAAATGGTGCCCAATTAGATGCATCAGCCACAAATTGTACCTCACCTGCTAGTAATGCTTGGTTAAATTCAGTGCCACCTTTATAAGGCACGTTAGTAAATTTAGCATTAGTGGTATTATCAATTTCTATCATCATAAGTTGACCACCACCCCCAACTCCTACGGTAGCATAGTTATACTTATTAGGTTCAGCTTTACCCGCAGCAATCAAATCATCTAATGATTTCCATGGACTATCAGCACGAACAATAATACCCAACGTATAAGCATTCATACCAACCACATACTTAAAATCACGTATTGGGTGCCATGACAGTTCATTATAGTGTGGATATCGCCAACTATTCACCGTCAAAATAGCTAGTGTATGTCCATCAGGCTTAGCAGTGGTCAGTGATGCTGCAGCTAATGTTCCCGCAGCACCTAACCTATTTTGCACAATGACAGGTTGTTTCCAACGTTCAGATAATTTTGTTGCAATATATCGTAGTTGTTGGTCAGTTACCCCACCTGCAGGAAATGGGTTTAACATCGTTACTGTATATGATGGAACCCATTTATCCTGTGCAAACGTTATACTACTTAAAACCAAAGACAAACCAATTACAAATTTTTTAAACATTATTTTACCTCATGTACAGAATAATCTGCCCACTGTCCTCTCCAATTATTGTACTCCTCATCAATACCTTCATCATCAAGCTGTTCATTGTCATAAAAAATACCTTTAATATGACTAGTACCATCAACATCTACCGTGGTAATTTTAAATTTAGCTAAGTCTAAATCTTCATTAACAACTAATGTATGTTGATATGACCCACCTTTACCACCTTGTTTGTACATAAGAAAGTAACCTGATCCGTATGAATGTGCATACAATTCATCAACTTCTTCACAACATTCTTCCCTTGAATCTTCTTCACCATGTCCGATATTAAAAATTTCAGAGAATTCACCTTCAAAGATAGTTTCACCATCGCTATTAATAATTTCTACCGTACAATCTTCTTCAATCCCATAAAAGTCTGCTACATCATTGAATTCATAGTATCCACTACTAGTAAAACGTGCAGCTTCAGGAGTTTCATTTTCATCGAAATCATATTCTTCATTAATAGCAGCACCTAAGTCTAATTCATGTTCATCCATGCTCCAATGTTCGTATTGTTCTTTAGTAATTCTTCCAACACCAACTTCAGTGGTACGACCAAAAATACGGATAATATATTCACCTGCGGGATGTATACGTTGATATTCTGATTCAGCTTCAGTATCATCATCCAACTCAATATCATCAAGTTCTTGGTACAGTTTTTGCATTTTGGCTTCTTGCTCAACACCTTCAGGGGTAAGTTCTAACGCACTATCGCACATTGGGCATACATCACCTGTGTGATGAAATTCTAGTTCATCATCAGTGTGAATAGATCCATCTTCATTATAAAATTCAGTTTTAGTTTCGTATTTGCTACCTTTCCAACGACATTTGGTGCATTTATGTGTAGGTGAAGGAGGTTCAGGTTCACTATGCCAACTATTTTCATCACCTAATTCATATGTAATTTCATAACCACCTTTGCGGTCACTATACCAATCATCATATTGGCGTTCCCACATAATTTCAACATCATTATCCCAAGCATGTTCAATAAGCTCATCAATATCATATGAGCCATCTTCTACCGCATCAAGAATTGATTGTAGTTCATCTTCATCCTTATCAGGATAAATTTCTTGTAACAAGTCTATATCAAGCTCAACGGCAAATTGACTATCAACACTATGCCATTCATGTTTAACTAAAGTAACCATATTTTTCCTTTATGAATATTTCAATTTAATGTACGTAATTTCCTCGTCAGGTATGTCTACCATAATATCACTTTCATTACTTAAATAAAAGTTATAGTTAGTAATTTTGGATAACTCATTTAAACGATCACTTACTTTAATAGCTAATGAATCTTTTAATGTTAATTTAACAATGAACTTATATTCATGTGCTTTACATAATGACGTAAACCAATTAAACACCCATGGTTCATCAATATTAAAAACATTGACAATCATTTATCATCCCTAAATCGTAGAAACCTTGGAAATCTCAATGAATGTGTACCATCCTGATTTTGCGTTACTGCATCAGCAAGAATTTCTACAGTGCGACCAACAATCACATTACGGTTTACCCAATAATCATCACGATCAACATCACTAAACCCACTACCAACGTTAACCACAATGTGCTTTCCATGATCTTCACCTTCGCAAATTAATGCGCCTAATCGATTTTTATTACGTCCTGTACCTGCTTCTACCCCAACAATCTCTAAATCTACTGAAATGGTTGGTTTCCATTTTAACCAAAATTTATTACGTTTGCACTCATATGGAGCATCTACACTTTTAATCATAATGCCCTCAAACCCTTGTGCAACACAATCGTTGGCATAACGCTCTAGTTGATCCTTACCCTCAGCAATGTCTAAATCAACGACAATATGTGGCAACAATTTGACATGTGGCATATTTTCTAGGGCAGGACGCATATCTTCTAAGATCTTAATTCGTTTGCTTAATTGTGCGTTCCAATATCCACGCCTAAAATCTGCTAGCGGAAGAATATCAAATACATGGAACACACTATCGCTAGCATCAGCATTGTCTTTTCTACGTGCTTGTCGCATTAAGTCTTGAAATGATTCACCCATTACTTCACCATCAAGCACAAATCCTGTATTTAAATTACTTGATGATGCTAGGCGAATCATACGGACAAAATTATTTTTTACTTCTTCTTCAATGTGTGTAAAATTATTGAATACTTTACCATTACGACTGTAGCATGTTACGACAATTTTATCATCATAGTCAGAGGGTGGTATAACAACCATTAATACTCGTACACCATCTAGTTTAGGTTCAAGACGTTTAACACCCACCATTTCAGGGCGACCTTCGCTATCAGTGGCAAGTTGGCAAGAAAAAATCGGTATTTCGTATTCAGTATTTTTACAAATCTTGTTGATAGTTTTATCAGATATACCACAACGTAAATCTTTGCCAATCACATTGATACAGAAATCATTCCATGTTGGGCTATTAAATCTTACGCTCATAGCTTCAATAGCATCATGTGCAGCATTACCTGTTAAAGTACGTAAAGCTAATTCTATTAACAATGAGCTAAAGTCTTGCCATGGGTTTTCAGCATTGATAATACCAACAGTTGGTTCTACAGCTTTTACACCAAAAGTGGTAAATGGATCATAAGCAAAGTATACAAATTTAAGAAAGTGTTTACAATTTTCATCACCTAGCGTAGCTAAATTTAAAACTTCTTGTATAACTGATTCTTTATGTAACCGACTATTACTCTCGTTCAGCTTATAGATCCATGATTCAAGCATAATTACACCTTAGTTTTGTGGTTGTTGATAGCTTCCCATAACATGTTTTCCACTAGTTGGTTTAGCGTTATGTCACGCTCATGGGCTAAACTCATTAGATTATACATTTCTTCTTTATCTAATTCAAGTGGTACTTGCACTTTGGTATTGTATGGTTGTTTATTTACAATAGCAGTAAGTTTTTCAATAAAGTCCTCATCAGTTTCTAACGTAACATAATTAACTTCATCATAAGCATTATTCTCAACTACATTTTTATCTTTACATTCTTGACGATATGCTTCAACGTAATCAGGATTGATCAAACGATATGACCGTCTTTTTGCGTAATCATGTACAGTGGCGTAATATACCTCTTGTGTTTGTGTGTCAAAAGTAATATCAGCACTTACTCCATCATGATCATTATCCCAATATGATAGGGTAAATGGGTTGTCACCAAAACATTTCCAAAGGTATTCTGTACCCTCAGATATTCTGTAATTAATTGCTTTCATGTAATCTTCAAGGTTTATCACTTTCTTTTCCTTCTACTAATCGTTTAAATGTTTGACCTGCACGATACTTTTCTTCTTTATTTGTGCGGTTTTTATCATGGTTTTTACCAAATATCATACCATCATAACCACGTGCCCATTCTATACCACGTAACCACATTTGTAAATCTTTTATGGTTCCAATAAAAACTTCAGCATCACGTGAATACAAAGGTAATGCTTCATCATCTTTTGGTTTTACTGCAACTACATCACCAAATTCATTATAAAAATGCTGTGCGTGACACATCATTAGACCAAGACGCTCACAATCTTCTTCAAGCCTACGTATTTCTTGGATTAAATTATATCCTGCCATGATTATCGTGTATTTTTAAATGGGATTAAATTACCGTTTTCATCATAGCGACCAATCATCACCCTACGATCATCTTTACTATAAGCAGGGCGATCTTTCCAATAATGTTTCTCAGCTAGAATTTTGCACTCAGGATCAATATTTAACTTACCTTCTTCATCACGAATAAATCTGCTAACAAAAGGTGGCAATGCATTTGATGTTGTATTTTCTTCCATAATATCCTCATAAAATTATAGGGGCATTACGCCCCATGGTGGTTAAAATTTGTATTTACTGCTCTAGAACATAGGGTTTGTTCCACTTACCGATATTTACCCGAATATAGTGCGAGCAATTGAAGTAATCAATTTGGGCATCGCTTTCATCGTAGTAATCAGGACCGTACATCGCTTGTGTTACTTCAGTAAGAAACTCTTTTGCAACACCGCTAAAGTGTTCTTGGAACCAATAAGGGTTTACGTCAAGGTAATCACGGTCAGCTTTTAGACTTTGCTTGCATGTTTCGTTAAAGTTACCTAGAAAGTCAATCTTACTAGACTTAATATTAAGAACTAACGTGCTGTGATAATGCACACCTAACGTGGCTTTTACACCGTATTTCTTAAGAACGGTTTTGATGGCAACTGCGAGGTTTTGCTTCTTTTCTTGGGAAACGTAAGCCATTTGGCATCTCCTAGTTGGTTATCAATCACTACAGAAATAATTATGCCACAATGTGGATATACTGTCAAGCAGTTTTTTACCACTCATCAGTTGTTGTAATTGGGATACGAATTGTTGCCATTCTACCTTTAAATTGTTGATGAAATTCTAAGTCTACTTCATACCCAATACCACTACCACCTGTTTTGATAATACTAAAATGGTTGACTTCAAACTCTTTTAGTGTATCCATCAATTTTTGTAAGTCAGTATAATTTAATGTTATCTTTTCTATCATTTCTTCGTTCATAAATTGTATAATTGTTTAAGTTTGTTAGATATGGTTTTTTCAGGATCTTTGTATCCTTCAGTCCACCAAGCATTAAGCATGCAATCATTTGCCACTGCCAATCCAATTTTTTCAATTGTATTTTCTAATGGTAGATCTGATCCTACGATATAATCATGAGGTAAAATCTTATGTTCAGTGGCTATTTTAAGTAAACGTCTATTCATCTCCACCCCAATCTTTAAAATCTGTGCACTCCTCAAACCCACGTTTGTATGCATCATACTCAGGTGTACCTTGTAGGGCAACTACACGTTCAGTGCTATATGTTGCACCAATGAAGTAATGTGGGTCAAATACACGACCATAGTATGCATCTGCGTTACCACGATCATAAGCACCACCATGGCGAGTATATTGTACAGTTAATTCAGTATACATTGTCATCTCCTTTAATCCATCCGACTACCAACAGTAAAAGTAACATCAGGGAACGCTTCACGCATCACATTAACAAATGCGTACGCACCTTCTTCCTTTGCAGAAATTGATTGCACAGGGGAATAACTTGGGTTCCACAATTTCAACCCACCTTCAAATGATGTGTCAGCACCATAATTTTTAAGAATTTTTGCTACTTTTTTTGTAGCAGGGCGAATACTTACCCATGCAAACCCACATGCATCCGCATCACCATGTGTGGCAAGATATTCCTTAGTAGCGGTGCGAGCAGCTTGGAAAGCACTGTTAATTACATCATGAATTTGAGTGTCGTTCATATATTCCTCACTAGTTATCTAACAGAAACAAGTATAGCAAAATTAGGATATGTTGTCAAGCAGTTTTTGGTTCTTTAACCTCAAAGACAAATGAGTTGTTTATTTGCTCACTGTTGTCATCAGGGCATTTAAATTTAACTGAGGTACCACTATATTTAATTTCTTTGGTTTCAAGAATTTTGATGAAGTTTATATCATGGCGACCATCACAAGCATAGCATTTAACAAATTTCATCTCAAGTTCCTTATCAATCACTACAGAACATAGTATAACAGAGTTCAAAAGACCTGTCAACCTGTAGGGTTATTCAACTCCGAAATGTTCTTTTACATATCTATCAACTTGGACTGTAATATCTTCGTTGCTGGAGGTGTCTAGGCAATTTCTGTAAAAATCTACAATACATTCCCTAACAATCAACTCGGCAAACTTTTCAATCTGCCCTTGTTGAGCATCGTAGTATGGCTGTAGACCAGATTGAGTTAATAGTTCTTTAATTCGTTCGTTCATTTGCTGCTCCTTTTGTTTACTGTAAGCACAGTATAGCACTAGTCCAAAGACCCGTCAACCTGTAGGGTTAAAACAAAACAGAGACACTGGAGGAATCTTAGATTGGGCAGAGTTCTTGTTCAGAATGTGTTGATACTTTTCAGGGTGAGCCTTCATGTCTTCCAACTTCTTGTAGAATCGCTCTTCAATCAACTCCATTTGATCTGGTTCATTGAAAAACTCTTTGATCTTCTTGAAAATGCTCATCGTCTGCTCCTTGTTGTTCACTATAACCATAGTATACTACCGTTCGAATACCCTGTCAACCTGTAGGGTTACTTAGCTGCGTTTTTAAGATACCAACCTGATTTAAGTTCTTTTGATAATGTACCCTTCTTGGTAAAATGCTGTTTTAAAAACTCCGAGAACGTATGATATTCATGAATTTTGTCAATAACTTCTTCAATAGTCTTGCCATGCACAATAGTATAGCGATCTTCGCCCATCTTAATTTCTGCTGTAATTATTTTACAACTCATAATTGTTCCTTAGTTATTTGGTAGTCAATACCATAGGGCATCGACCATCAATTGCGGCACTGTTACCTAGTGGGCAAACAGCCTTGGTGCGATCAGTGCCACACTTAGAACATACCCAACCAAGAGATTCTTCAACTCCGAAATGTTCTTTAATCTTATTGGAAACATAAATCATAGCCTCATTAAAGCCTTCATAATATTCTCCCTTGGCTTCACTCCATTGACTTTGTTCTGAAATTTCAGCACATTCCCGTACAATCAACTCGGCGAACTTTTCTGCAAAGTCTTTACTATATGGAATGGTCACGGGATACCCATCGGGACTTTGATGTGATGCCTGTTCAGCAAGTTCTCGAATTCGTTCGTTCATTCTTTAATTCCTTGAACCATTTCGTCCAATTCTTTTGCCAAGTCATTCATACGATACCAACCCTCCATTTTTGATTTAATATAGCGATTATCATAATAATCATTACTCTGACGTTCACGCTCGTCCAAATACTCTTCCAATACTTCAGTGAATTTTCTCATTCTTCAACTCCAAAATATTTTAATATAGCAGATTCGCCCGAAGCACTACCACCGTTATGTTGCCATTCCTCAAATGCTATGTTAGCACATTCTCTAACAATCAACTCGGCGAACTTTTCAATAAACTCATTCGGAATATTATAATCTCCAAAATGGAATTCTGAAATAATATCACCAGCCTGTTCAGCAAGTTCTCGAATTCGTTCGTTCATTTTTTTGTTCCAATTTATGCTTCTCAGCAGCTTGTGTAGCTAAAATATAACGTGCGCTATCACTAATTTCTATCTTTACTGCAGGTTCAACTTTACGTGGTTCAGGCTCACTTTTTCTACCTGATACTCGTTGTTGTAAATCATGTTGAACACGTTGAGTCATGGTCATACGCCATAACTCCATCATCACGTTACGTGCTCCACTTGAATCTGCTGAACCTACTGATTGAACTTTCATATGTACCTTACTTAACTAAGGTTGACAATTTTACAGCAGCACTAACTTTGCTAATTTTGGTATATGCTTCAGCAAGCGAGTCTACTTTGGCATCACCAAGTACATCACGCACCATAGCTTCATATTTAACACTAGCACGTTCGTGTTGGGGAACTACCGTGGCAACCGTAGCAGTACCGAAAAACGTCATGCTATCGAAATTGGCAGCAGTAATCAACGCAGTTTCAACCTTCTTTTCTGCTACTTTCAAGAGAGCAATTTCAGCACGAATCTTGGCAAGTTTGTTTACTAGGGCTTTACTCATTTCAATCTCCGTTAAGAATTAATCACCACAAAAACTATTGTACATCAGTTAGGATATTTTTGCAACAATTCTATTGTAAACGTCTTTTTTTGACATCATGTATGCATAATCAGGATCAGAGGGAGAAAAATTATTCCATTGATTGACCCGTACATTAGACATAATATTACGCACTAAAGCGTTAGGATAATCATAAGCAGAAATAAATCCACCTAAATTATAGTGAGCGATAAACCCACTGCAAAGATACAAGAAATTATATCCCGTTTTATTTAATTTTTTAATGTCTTTACATGCTGCTACAACATTGTTAACAATCAAGGATTTTTGGCGTTCTGTCAGGGGCGTTATTGCCATTTCTACTCTCCAAAAGATCAATCAATATATGTATTGTATATGAATTAGGATATGTTGTCAATCGCTAGAATCAACTTCCATATTCTTGTTGCATTTTTTACACACGTATAAAGTGTAGCATCGACCTAGGTTTTGCTTGCGCTCCCACTCATGACCACTGCAAGTTTCAGTAGGTAACGTATAACCATACCCGTTACAATGTGAGCAGTTTGAACGGAAGTGTGAATAACGATGACGATTTTCAGCAGTATTAGGATAATTGTGTAAAGGATATGCATTGAGTTTAAGATTCCAACCACCGTAACATTGGCATACAGGACATGGTTTGGTATAACCTGTATTAACCATTGGTTCAAGCTTTTCGAAATCTACGAATGCATCAGGGTGGGTGTGATCCATATATTGAACTAGTGGCATGTCAATCTCCTATATCTGACTATAGAGAAATTATAGTAAAAATTGGATATACTGTCAAGTTGTATTTTTACAACTACTTCATATATTCTTCAGGATCTTCTTGTTTAAATTTTGTCAGGTAATTAAAGTTTTTACGTTGCTGTACATCATCAGGTAACTGCAACAATTCTTTTACTTTTAGCCAATCTTCAGCAGATAATAGTGGGCTAATTTCTAAGGCAGTTAGCCATATCAAACGTTCAAGTCGAACTTGTTCGTAAGTACTGCTAAATCCCGCACGTTTAATTAATTCAACTAATTTATCAGCCATTTACAAAATCATATGTTTTTTCAAATACTTCACGGTCGCAAATATACAATTCACCGTTAATACCACGCATAAGATAGTCACCTGCTTTACCTTGTGCGTAATCACCTTCTAAACTATTTACCCTAAATTCTTCATTAACTTGTACCGCATGTACAACAATAGGTCGCTTCATACATGGTTTCATAGCATCAATAGTTTCATACGTATCAAACAATTTCATTACCAACATCCTTTACATTCATAAAAACCACGTGTAAGTGGCGAATAAGTTAATTCTTCAACCCAAAATCCTATGATAGCTCCAAGTAAGAGACATAATAGCGCACCTAGTATAACCCAAATAATATTACTCATAAAGTTATTTAGAAATATTCTGCTAAAAAAATAGAAAAGTTACAGGCAGATATGACAAGACTAAACCATCCTAGTTTGCTATTACCATCTTCAAAATCTTTTTTGGCGAAGTATAAACATGACAAGCTAATAACTAAATTAAACATATTATGTCCCGTACCTAGACTTTAATTCTTTCTTTACAGCATCAATTGCCTTGTCCCATCCTTCATCATCACCCATCCACTTAACCTTGCCTAGTTCATCTGTTAAGTCCTTTACAATGGCTTTAGTAAGGGCAATAGCATAAGCATCACCCATATAAGCACAGTCTATATCACGACTTGCTTTGGTCGCAATGTTGCGTAAATGACTATTCATTATCTAAACCATGGCTTTTTACATTCTGCCCAAAATTCTTTAGGATGAAATAGTGCCCATATTGGGATATAAAACAACCCAACCAACAGAGCTAAAAACAGACCTAGCGGTGTGAACTTGTTGTTTTTAATCAATAATTTCATGTTTGAAAACTTTCTTGAATTAGTATGTTCATTGTATTTTTACCTTTACCACCTAAAATTGTCAACCAAGAACCTGTTCCTTCACCCATCTCAAAGTGATCTTTTACTTTGGTCTCAACTTTTACAAAACCACCTTTCTCAGTCAAATACTTAGAACCCTTGTACATATACAAGTTCTCACTAGTATCTTTAATAATAAACTTATTAACTGTACCATAATTTGTAGATAAAACTTCATGTTTGATGACAGTACCTTCTACAATAATTTCATCACCAACATTACCTACCTTGGTAGATTTTTTTACTTCTTTTGGTTCTTCTTCGGGCAATCCTACTACACTTGCAGGACGCTCCCACAATAGTTTAGTTTTTTTGGGATCAGGTCCCCAACCATCACGTAGGTTACCCTTACCACCTAACTTGTAAAACGCACGTACACCAACACGATCAACGATTGCAACATGAACAAGAGGCATTTGACTACGTGTACCATAACTTGCCCATGATACTACTTGGTCAATAGAAAGTACACGGTCACCTTTTTTGAAGGGTACACCATAGGGTGTAACACCATCTTCTTGTTGAATGGCATCTTTGTTACGTTCCATCCAAAACCAACGTTGTCCTGTTGAGGTAAAAACACCCTGTGAATACTTAATACGAGAACGCACAAAAATCATCGTTTCTTCAGCTTCACGATTAACGTACATTTTTATTTCCTCTTGAAGTATTTACTATACAGGAATTATAGATTGAAACTTAGTTACTGTCAAGCAGCAACAAAGTCACTGCGTGTAAACTGTTTTAAGAATGGTAATTCCCACTCTTTACAGAATGACATATCGTCATCATCAAGAATGTTGAAGTTTACAACACACTCCTCAGCAAACTCATTGCTAAAGTTAAATTTGTTGGTAAAAAGTGTGAGGTCGTCTTTGAAAAAGAAAACGTCAGCAACAGTAAGGTTGTTAATAAGATAGGTTGCACCACCTTTTGACTTCCATTTGGGAAGTTCAGCGGAACCGTAGTTTTCGGAGTATTGAGTGTACACTGCAATTTTCATCGTATTCCCCTTGGTGTTGACTGACTATATGGGAAGTATAAGTGAATTAGGATATCTTGTCAAGCGTTTTTTTACGCTATATCGTAATATCCTCCATACCTGCAACACGTAAACGCACAATGTGCCCTAGCATAAAGTTCTTGCTCTCCAATGCTTTCATAACACCCAACCATTGGTTACGCATCAATGCAACTTCATTGACCAATGTTTCCATGTCAATAACATCTTGCTCAGCATCAGCATATCGTTCAGCATCACGTGATGTTAATTGGCGTGGATAATTTTCAAGATATTTTTTAAAGGCTAAGCTACGTGTTTTACGAAGTTGTCCATTCATATAATCTAGAACAGCCTCGATTTCTTGTAGTTGGTTGAAACGGTGCTCGGTGATGCCTGGGAGCATGGCGAGCAATCGTTCAACACGTTCACCTTTAATAATTCTTACTTCATGTTTGGCTTGGTTTAGTTCTTCTTGATAATGGTCAATAAATTCGGGTAGTGCGGATAAGTTTTGAGTTACTGTATTGAACCAACCCATGGCCTACTCATTATCGTACCAATCATCTTCATCTTCAGCGAAGTCCTCATCATCGTCATAATCTGCTTCATCATCTTGGTAAGCTTTCAATGCAGTAACCATTTCTTTCTCACCTGCGAATGTTTCACGTACCTCATCAGGGTGTACATCATGATCGATTAATACATTTAGTACATCTTCCGCAGCATCACGCATATCGGTTGTACTAATGTATCGTTTTAAAACTTCATACACTGCTGCAACTGTGTCAAGCATTTTGTTCTTCCTCTGCTAGTTCTGTAGTTACAATTTTTTCTCGTTGTGAAAATTCTTTCATGACTAAATCCATAATACCGTTTTCATTTTTTGACCATTCTTTACGGAAGTAACGATGTACTTCACCATGCAAGTCAGTATACATATAACGGTTACCTTCTCTAGTAACAAACCCTTTTTTCTCAATCAAATCAAAAAAACCACTGTAAGGATTCATGCCTTTTTCATACGGAATTTGTACTTCAACATCTTCAAATGGTTTGGCAAAACGTGTTTTCATTACTTTACAACCTGCACGTATGCCTAGCACATCTGATGTTTTGTTACCTTCTTCATCTTCCTTCAACTTTAGTTTTTTCATTGCTACTAGAATACTACTAGCAAATACAAAACCTTGTCCACCACTTACGTTAGGGTCAGGATTGTATGGATCCTGCGAAGCATACGTATGGTTAGTGGCAACTAATCCTACATTATAACTACCAAACATATTTACACAATTTGTAACTAATGCTTTTAGTGCTTTAGCTTTACGTCCCATATCACCTTTCATATCACCACTATCAAATTGGTTTACTTCAGTTGGACTCATAAGCATGCCTAAACTATCTATAACAAACAATACTTTGGGTCGCTCTGCAAGTGGTGTTTCTTTATAATCTTTCATAAATGTTGAAATAGTTTTTGCAACATCATCAATCATTGCCATATTTAGTTTTAGCAATTTATCATCGCTTGTATCAACACCTAACGCATGCAACCAACTTTCATCTAATGCGTTTTCGCTATCAATTAGTACAACAAATATACCTTGCTCTTGTGCATTTTTTACGATATTTCCACTGCAAATATATGATTTGCCACTACCACTTTCACCTGCAAATACAGTAACTTTACCAAGTGGTACACCTTTATTAAAATCACCACTGATAAGATAATTCAATGCATAGTTGCCTGTTGAAATCCAATCAGTGGGATCATGAAATCCTACGCTAATACCTTCTATACTTTTTGTAACTTCTTTTCTAAATTTTGATATATCAAAGGGTTTTCCCATAATCTCTACTTTGCCATTGTATTATTTGTAAATACTCGCAACAATTGTTTATCTAAAATTGTTGGAGCAGAATCAGCAAGACAATCAATTTCATAATCATTGGGGAAATGTTTTAGTGTTGCTCTAGCTCGATCACGTACTGCGCTAGGCACACGTGGGGTGCGGCCTGGGTCGCACAATTCCTCCAACAATCTTTTACCTTGCTTGAGTGCCCTGTATCTTTCATCAGGTAATGTCATATTATTCTCCTAAAGTGTAAAGTGGTGGAACTACCCACCACTTTATTCACTGCTATTTACGCTTGGGAAGTTTTCTTGCTACGAATCATAGCAAGAATGTTTGCAGTTGTATCGGAGGTTTGAGGGGTTGTAACCTTTACTTCAGAGGTTACAACAGGTTCCTCATCCTCATCTACTACAGGAGTCGAAAATTGTTGGCGTGGTGCAACAACATATGAATCGTCATCATGGTCAGCAGCACTATTTGATGCTTGTACACCACGTGGACGGAAATATGCTCCCCACTTGTCTGTATCATATTCTTCACCATTAACACTAGCGTCAAACATTTCTTTCATAACACGAAGTTCGATTTCGCTAGGTTTTTTAGGTAAGAAATCTTTTAAATTAAATAACCCATGCTTTTCAATGGCAGCTTGCTCAGTTTCGTTGAGTGCAGTTTCTTTACGTGCCCATCCACTTGTACTGTAATCAGCATATCCACCTTTGCTAGTTTTAACGATTCTAAAATCTAAACCACGCAAATAATCTGTAGGATTTTCTTCAATATCAGGATCCATCAAACTACTCTTAATTACACCAAAAATTTGTGGTGAAATGATAAAGCGACGAATTGCATTTTCAGGCAAACTATCTTCTTTCATCTTGCTATCACGCACAAAACCTTGAAAAATATAAGTACGCTTTTTCCAATACTTGTTGGCAATTTCTTTCAATGATGCGTCTTTATACCATGTACGTACTTCAGCAAGTATAGGACAATTGTCACCATACATCTCAACACAAGGTACTTTGACAAATACTTTGTTTGATGATTGACCCTTAATACCACTAAATTCTAACGTAATTAAATTACGCTCAACCCAAAAATAATCATTCAATCCATCAGCATCAGGTAAGAAACGAACTGTAGTGGTTGTATTTTCTTCCATGTTCCAAAATGGATAGATGGCATTATCGCCTACATACTGAGTGTTATTTTGGGGATTTGATTTGGCTTCTTGTGCAGCCAATTTTGCACGAATTGCAGCTAATGACATTTTTCATTCTCCTTAAAAAGTTAAAAGTGTAGCTAAAATTGAGACCTAAGTGTAGTTGTGAGAACAACGAACACAGATTAAATATACATCATTTTTTTCTGTGGTCAATGTATTTAGGATAACAAGGTGCGCAAAAAATATATATTCTTAACGTACTTCATTATGACCCATAAATTTACGTAATTCACGTGCTTGTTTAATTGCTCGCTTGGCATCTTTACGCTTTTGCGCAGGTGTACGTGTATCTTGTAAATCTTCAGGTGTTCCACCAATTGGGCTTAAACTGCTGCCGCCAAAATAATTTGGATTATCAGCTTCATGTAGTTCATGCCCAATACGTTTTTTCACTATGTCCATAATATATTGTACATCATCATCACTCAATTGTGGACTCATACATTTGCGCCAATATCCAAATTTTTGTTCTTCAGATAAATTAGGATCGCTTAGTACATTACGCATATCAGTGCCACGTGGGCCATTAATGTTTTTATATGGATCATTAGTTTGTTGCCTACTGAGCACATCTAATGTTTCAAAATTATAACTGCGCCCATTATACTCTTTTACATGTTGCATACTATCAGCACGATCATTGCCAAATATTGCGGTAATATGCTTATATCCTAATTCATTTAACTTTTTTAATGCGCTCATCATCGTTGGCATACTATCGTCTGCAGATACAAAACATTGTTTATGATTAGGAAATACTTTATGATAGATTGATAATTTCTCATTAGGTGTAAGTGGATCATCCTCACCCATTGTTCTACTGATAATAACATAAGGGTCAGCACCTTGTTCTTTAGCCGTAGTAAACACACTATTAGCTAGGTACATATGCCCACGATGACCCATACAACGACCAAAAGTAATTACCGCACGATCACTCTTACCATTACGACTGATTGATTCTTTTAAATATTTTGACTCATTCTTAAATTTATTTGCTCTAGTAAATGCACCACGTTTAACTAATTTAATAGGGTTGATACCTTCGTTTATATCATATACAAACCCTTCACCACCACGTTGTCCATCAGGTAATTCTGCCTGAATGCCTAACTTACGTAATGTGCTTTCTTCAAGTTGATCAACAATCAAATCTTTAATTTTCATAGTAGCACGTATCATCCTAAAAGTATCATTAGCCCCATCTAAATGCGTTTTTAAATGTTCAGCTAGTATGTTTTGTTCTTTAGCAGATAAACTATCACGTGCATAGGTAGTGAAATTATCTCCTAAATTATGTAATGCGCTTAGGTCATTTTCATTAATTTGACTATTAACGTATTCATACAATATCTTTTTTATAACCATTGGTGATACAAATTCATTAATACTATCACGCTTTTGTTTGACGAAGTTCCAATATTTTTCTAACAAAGTACGTTCTAATTTTGGTGAATCACTTGTATGTAAAGGTGGGATAACAACAACTTGCCCACCTGTAAAGCTATTGGCATAATCTCCTACAGGATATCGTCTACCACCTGTAGCAGGTAAGTCACGAAAATATGCGGTTGCTGCACATCCACTAACACTGTTGGCTATACGCTTACCTAAATCAGTACTGTTATTAATCTTATAAATTACCGTATTAGGATTACATTGAAAACTATTTTCAGTTAAGGTTGGTGAATTTTTATATAACAATCCTGCTTCTAAGAATCCACGAAAATCTTTTGGAGTGGCTGCTTCATATACTTCATACAATGCTGCCATATCACGTGCAAATTGCTCACGCTCAAAGGTGCGTTTAGGTTTGCGCCCAATATACTGTTGATATACTGCTTGTGGGCTGTCTATAATGTCACGACTATATTTGTCACCAAAGTGAAAACGACCATTGTCTGTTCTACCAAATAGTATTGCGGGGCTACCATCCCATTTCACTTCTAATGGTTGACGTTTGATAATACCTGCGATACATTCAAGCACACGTTTTATACCACGTGCGCCTTCTATGTATACTAAATCTTCAAGGTGTTGGAATTCACGACCAACAGGTGGTTTAGCAGATTCCAACAGTATTGATGTTGACATATTATAGACCTGATAGTTTTTTAATCCTATCAAGTGATCCTTCTTCAAGATCCATTGGGACTTTATCTTTTTTGTGTTTTACTTCGCCACGCTTGTCAGCTTGTTTTTTATCCTTATGTTTACCCATACCACCTCCACCAATTCCTGCCATAGCATTTTTGGCTACAGGATTGCGTACGGTTACTGAAGATTCATTATCTTTAGATGCTTCTTTTACAGGACTTTCATTTTGAAGTTCTTCATTGGCTTTCTTATTTTTAACACAATTAGGATATTCTTTACCAAACATTGTTTTCATACCCTCTTTGTGATAGCCTTTCCAACATGCTTCATCAATTTCACCTTCAAACTCACGCAAATATTCTTCAACTTTTGCACTAGGTTGTTGGCTAGGTTGTGGTGTACGTTGTTTGAGTAATTTTGCGGTATCATCTGCAGCACGTACAAATCCTTGATCATCAAAACGTTTCTTTTGTTTTAATAACAATGCTCGCACTTCATCAGGTGTAGGCATCTTACCTTTAAGTTCATTAACTTGTTCGCCACCTTTAGTAACTAAAATTGCTGCGGGTGCACTACCAACTTTTACTGTCTTTACTTGAAACCCACCACCAAGCACACTTTGTACATAACCTTTTAACTCTTGTGGGGTAAATCCTTTTTGAAACGTTCCCGCAGTTGTAACAATACTATTTGGTTCATCTTGTGGTGTACCTTTTGCTGATAGTACATCCTTGCCACGTGTTGTAATAAGTGCAGAACCACCTTGCATCAATATACGACCAATGTCTTTTACTGCTGCGTCACGCCAACCTTTATCGTTAGGTATAACATTGAGAACATTTAATGATACAATTTTTGCATAGCTTTCATCAGGTATACTATCAACACGATCAAAGTTAGGCTTGAATCCTGCCTTAGGGTGCATTTCATAACTATCAGCACCAATCTCTGCTGATCCTAATCCTAATCCCGCACCAAAGTCTAATGTCTTACCTTGTGGACCTTCTACCTTATCAAGCAACCCTTTTGCATAACGATAGGTAGGTAATGTACCTGCAATTTGTGTTTTCTGTGACAAACGTGGGTCATAATCTTCCTCAACATTTGGTGGAGCAGGCATTTTATCGCTAGGTGCTACCCTCTTTGGTTGTGGTGCAGGTTTAGGCTCAGGTTTTGCGGCGGGTTCTTCTTCCACTTCTATTTTGCTTAAGATTTCTTCATAATGTTTGTCTTTAGCATTTTCCTGCATCCAACCAATAATAATAGGACGTGCATCTTGATCAGGTTTGCTCATACCTGCTTTTTGCAAACGTGAATTTAACGCAGGTTCATCAATAATACCTTCAATCTCATTGATTGCGTTTTTACCATCAGGTCCTAGTGTTAAGAATTCACTATCAGCACCAAGTAGATCTACTAGATCGTCTAATGATCCTGCTGAAGTTGGGTGCAATACTTCTTTTACAATATCACTTGCCCAATTTTCAAATTCATTTAGCTCAGACATTTCAGTAATATTTTTTGCCAAACGATTAAGTACAGGTAACGCACTTTCAACACGTGGGTCTAAACGTTGTGTTAAAAACATTTCAGAGATAGAATTATCTTCATTATCTTCGTTTAATGTTGGTTTCCAACTTTCGAAATACTTATTATAACCACGTGAACCTTGTAAGTGTTTGATGGTTTCACGCAATGCTTGATAATGATTTTGCGCTTCGTTGACTAATTTTACTGCACCTTCATTAAATTGTTTGTTACGTGTAGCACGTACAAATCCACCTAAACGGTTAATATCTTCAGCTATTTGACCAATATGATTCCAACGTTCATCGTTATAACGACCACCTTCTGCTAAATGTCTAGCATATGCTCTAGCAATGCTTGGCTTTTTAGTATCTAATAAAAAGCGTTCTCCTGTTTCAGTTTCTAGAAAGATCTTTTCAATATTACGAAAACGTGCATCAGTTTCTTCAAGTGGACGGTTGTGTTTGAGGATCATTTTGACGGTACCTGGGTTTTTGTCGCTATAACTTGTATGGCGTGTACCGTAATAACCTTCATCTAGTTTTTTCTGATATTCACGTTTTTTCATATCTGTAGCCAACCTATCCATATTTTTTGTTTTAAAATCAAGTTGATGCATCATAGCAAATCGTTTTAATTGCTTAACAAACTGAAACCATTCATCGCTACCTTCATTTTCAGTCATAATAGCATCATCGTAATAAAGATTTAGTGATTTTGTACCATCAATTGATACAGTTGCGGTACCTCTTTCTTCACCATCAGGGGCAAACTTAAACTGAAATAGTTCAGCTTCATCGGGAATAGGAACTTGCTTACCACTGCTATCATATGGAACAGCATCCATACCTTTAGCATCAAGAAAGTTTTCTAGGTCAACGTTAATCAGTTCATTATTTTTTGGCATGATAAATCCACTTTTATAGTGTATTTATCAGCTTAATTAACTTAATGTCATTATAAATGGCATGGGTTCAATGTATTCGCTGTGATCTCTAATGTGCGTATCTAGGTCACTATGATAGTTTTGAAGATGTTGTAAAATACGTATAACCAATAATGTTGCCATTACTAAGTCATCAGTTTCACCTATTTTTGCAGCATAACTACCTTCAGCAGCTACAAATGACTTTAATTCTGTGATTAGTGCATTACTTCTCAGCGACATTTTACCACTTTCAATCAAGTTTTTTAGTTTACTGCATGCTGCTAACTTACTTTTTTGAGTGGTATTAAACCCTTTTCTATAACGTCTAGTTGCACCTACTTGTTTAGGTTCGCTTAGCATGGTGCCTTTAATATTTTCTTCGCCATATTCTGCTAATGATATAAGTGCTGCTTCACCAATAGTATTATTTTCTAAACTGTAATATAAATTATTAGGTTCATTGGTTATATCAACAATGTATTCATTTATTTTGGCTAATAGTTTAATTTGTTCAGGTATGGTAGTTCTATTATGTTTCCATTCACCAATTTGTTTAGTAGTATTTGCTTCAAATATTTGTATAGCAGCAGGATCGCTACCTGTACCCAAGCTTGGATCTAGCCCAACACAATAGATATTACCTTTTTGTGGTTTAGAAAACCAACGTACTTGACCCATACGCTCAATGGGTTCCATACCCTCTAGTGTGGTAAGTATTAATGGATTGATCAATGTTTCATCAGCGATAACAAATTCACAACCAATTTCACGCCTGAATCGTTCATCACCAAGTTGTGCTTTCATAGATTCAGCCCATTGTTCATCACGACCTGGTTGTTCGCTCCAATGTGCCTTGTACGCTTTAAAACCATTAACACCTAATTCAGTAGTATTACCGTATTCATCCTGTGTTTTATTTGCACCTTTCCAAATTATAGCAAACTGATCTTCATCACTATTTGGGGTACTTGTTATAATTGCTTTACCACCTGTTGCTAGAGTAGGGGCGATAGAGGTCCAAAATTCTTTAGCAATGCCTGGGCGAACAAATGCAAACTCATCAAGATATAATAACGATATAGAAAGACCACGACCTGTATTTTCTGTAGTGGTAGCACTAATAATTCTACTACCATTTTCAAAGTCTAGTGATCCTTTGTTATAAGTTACAACACCTGCTTTAATATGTAGTGGACAATTCTCATAACCATAACGTATACGTTGCATTATTTCTTGCGAACCTGCATACTTATGTGCAGCAATAAGAATCGTACTGTCAGGTACAAACATTGCATACCATAGCAAATAACCTGCTGCACTTGTAGATTTACCACTTTGGCGTGGCATTAGAGATATACTAAAACGATAGTTATGGTATGTTTCTATTAATCGTTTTTGATAAGCCCATGGGTGATATAACATACTACCTTGTGTAGGGTGTTGTATCATAAAAAAGTTATCCATAAAATATAGATAACCTGTATCAGGATTACAGCATTTTAAAAAGTCTTGTAATTGTTTATCATCCTTGAACGATGTAAGTTCATAAGGATTCTTAATGAGTTGCACACCATTTTGCATATTCATGAAACTATTTATGGAGTAAAATTAGATTAACTAACTTCTTGCCATTCTAAGCTAGCATATACGTCTTGATTAGTGCCTGTTGTAGCAGCAGTTATAACATATTCGTATGTTACACCTGTAAATGGTTGACGTTGTAGCTGTACTTCAAACCCTAACGGAACTTGCATGGGTGCTGCTGAACTTTGGTTTGATGAAACAATATATCCTTCTGCAACAATGGTTCCACTACTTACTGCAAGTGGTGCTAAATTATACTCTACAGGACTATTAACTCCCATTGAAGTAAATGTTCCACCTGTTGTAACTGCTCTACTATAAATTCTATACTTAAAAACACTTTGTCCTACAGGAGCAACTGTATAATATTTTGGTATTACAATAGCATCAGGCATTGTACTCTTTAATCGTATAGAAAGTAGCGGTAAAAAAGATTGATCATTAGGTAATCGTATAGGTGCGCCTAAATTATGCCCTATTGATGCAGGAGTTCCTGATAAACTATAACCACCTTCAGATATAACACTTGCACAAATTTGGCGTAACATACTACTACTTGACGTTACACCTGTATTCGTAATTTCATAACGCAATGGCAGACATGCTGTAGACATATAAGTAGTTGTATTACCTACAACGTTAGCATGATTAAATGTATGAACAATATAAAACACACCATTTATTACAAAACCAACTCGTACGCTGCCCACACCTAACCATTCAACATCTGTAAACCATATTTGATCTACTGCAGTGTTTAACGCAATACCGCTTGGGTTGCTAGAACCACCTGTACCACTTAAGTTGTCACCGTTCCAATTACTCTGTGGTATTCTGTCTTCAACAATACTTCCCGTACTGCTACTACGAATAACCATATTAAGTGTTGTACCATTTTGTTCAAAAAATATACCATTATTTGAATTAAAATAACCTACACGTTGACGTAGATTAGCTTTGGCAGTGGACATACAAAATGTAGCGAAAATGAGTAGACTTTTACCTGGTTGATAGGGGAAGACCTTATAGGTTTCTTGTATTACGCTATCTGTTGCGCCTGTAGTTACGTTTAACTCATACGTACTAGAATTTGCATTATATAGAACACTACCGCTTCCTGCGGTATTGCTTGCGAATTGTTCATGATCATAGTATCTAGATTGTGTATCAAATAGTGTAGTTGGATTACTAACTCGTAAACGTCCAAAAGCATCCGTACTTGATGATCCTAACGATACATTTGCTGTACCTGAAATACCTACATTACCATCAATAGTTAAACTACCACCACCATCAACTACTGTTACATTACCTGTAATACCTGCTAAATTACCTAATAACCCTACATTCCAATTACCGCTTTGTGTCGCCGCCACGTTACCAGGTATATTTACATTACCCGTAATCGTAACATCACCAATCTGTGCATCAGTACGAAGGTATACATTGCCTGTAGTTTCATCTAAGGCAAGTGCTTGATTAATGTTTCTTAAATACCAAGGAGCTACTGCTGAAGGATCGGGTTCCATGTAAATACCATAATAATATAGTATTTATCTAAATTGGTTTTTCACCTGTTAGATGAGTTTGGGCAAACCATAGTCTGAACCAAGCAGGATCCCCAGGTCTTATATTCTTTTCACGCATAATTTGTGCTTTTTGGGTTGCAGTCATACTAATTGCTGCACCATAATCAGAAGAATTTGGCAGGGTGATACCTGCCAATTTTCTTAAATCATTTAACTCATCACTCATAAAGATATTTATGAGTGTTTTTTATTATTTTAGATCAAGTGGTCTTGCTTTTGATGCAACAATACAGAAAAAGTGTTCTTTAACTTTTTTGTCATTACCTTCTTCATCTTTGGCAACGACCAATTCAAACTCAAGATTTTCAAATACTTTAACATCAAATCCTGTACGTTGTAACAATGCTGCTAACATACGTTCACCCATAATACTGTAATGATTCATGTTATATTCATGTAAACGATCACAGTTAGGTGCAGGTACTTCAATATAAATTAATCCATTCTGCTTTAATACACGATTATATTCTACTAAGGTAAACAATGGATATGGACTATGTTCTAATGCATGGCGACAAAAAATTAAGTCAACACTTTCATCAATAAACCCTTTATTCTGTGGTAGGAAACTTAAATCATATGCTTCAACTTCATGTCCATTGCCACGACACATTTGAATATCACCATCACTAAGGGTAATACCCATATAGTTATGATATCCACGTTCTTTGATTTCATCAAGAAAGTATCCAGGTCCGCATCCCATGTCCAAGATTCTTGCATTTTTTGGTATGTTAAGTGGATCGATATATTTTGTAACTACTGATTTGGTAAGTTCTTTGTGAAAACCGCTAGGACCTTCATCATAGATATGTGTAGCTAGCCACTCGTGGTACCATTTTAGTTTAATAGCATCAATCGTTTTATTAATATCAATATTTTTCATAGTGTTCCTCTGTAACACTACTTATACATAGTAGGACGGGTTGAAAAATTATTTGAAGCCTTTAAATGCTTGTATTGGGCTTGTTTTATTGGTATCTTTTACTTCTAAACTACGCATATCACCATTATTTAAATCATGTACTTCGGAACCTACTGCTGCATATGCAATTTTGAGCATGTCTTGTTCTTCTTTTGTATAAGGATGTGCAGTATTATTACGACCTGTATAACTCTCAGAGTCTAAATTAACAGGAACTTTACCATCAGTACATGCAACTGCCATCATGACACGATTTAATTCATAGATACGGTCTTGTGCATTGATATCACGAAACTTATGTAAACCTCTTGATGCTTCTTTAGCATTAGGATGTGGTTTACCTGTAGGATTGTGTTCTGCTATGAATTCTTTAGCTCGCATATTGTATTTAATCCGTTCTACCAATTTTAAAAGCAGGACCTTTTGGAACAAATTGTCCTTTTGCAGTATTACTAGGTTTACGCATAATGGTTTGCCCTAATATTTTCTTAGGTTCATCTACGTCACGTTGCTTAATAACAAATGGTAAGTTTACGTTAGTGAGTAAATCCATAAACACACCTTCAGTTTCAGGTGGTAGCGAAGCAATTTCTTTACCGTATTTTTGATATTCTTGTTTAAATAAACGAACTAATTCTGCGCCTGAAATAGGTGGATCGTTTTCATAACGATATAATCGTTCTAAAAAATGGGTACCAAATTTTACATCAATACCTAATTTTTCCCATAACTTATCAGCAAAACGCTCAACTGCTGCTAATTGTTCCGCAGATAAATGTGGGCGATCTTCAGTTTCTTCTTTTAATATTTCGTATATTCTCACTTTAAAACCCCTTAAAGCCCTGTACAGGACTTTGTTTTCCAACATCGGTATCTTCTTTACTACCTTTTACCCCAACTAATTTTTTATTGTCAGGCATACCAATTTTCTTTAATGCTGCACTAATAATTTGATCAATGTGTGGATCAAAACTAACTACTAATTCTTTATCTGAAAATACATCACCCATACCATCTTCTTCAAATGGGTTAATTTTATCATCTTTACGTGCTTGTGCGCCACGTGCTGAAGCAATCGCTACACCAAATTTATACTGTAAATATGGATTACCACTATCTAAATCAGGCATAATATAAGCATGTGGCAAACTATCTGCTACTTCATGTGTTAATGACCCTTCACGACTTTCCTTTAACTTTTTTTGCTTCTTAATCCATGTATCAGGTATAACACCATGTGTTTCAACAAAGTAATCATGTAATTGTTTTGGAGTAATGTTATGTTTTTTAGCTATTTTCTTCATTAAACGATCAATCGTATCGTAATCAGTCTTTTCTAACTTAAGCAAACCATGACGCAATTCTGCACAACATGCTCGTTCTTTACTCTCATATATGGTAGCATCCATTTTACCATACTTACGCATCATACGTCCTGCCATAGCATTTGCTTCATCTTCTATGCCTTGTTCACGCTTTGGGTCCATCTGTGGTTTAGCGGTACCAATTTCAAATTGTTTAGCATGTACTAGTTCATGGCATAACGTACGCATTACATCTGCGGTATTACGGTCACCAACATGGACCCATATGGTATTATTAGGGGTGGTCGAACCAAATGTTCTATGTTTGGTAACTTCTGTTTTGTCATCACTAAATCGTATCTGTGGTTTATTTTTTATGCCTAAACGACCAATAACCCAATCAGTAAACTTTAGTAATTTTTTGTGCTTTTTATCCATTATAATATTTAGCGTTGCTCATAAATATATAAATGAGAGCTACTGAATTTATTACTGAATCAAGAGAAGAAACCACTCAATATTACAATTTGAGTCGATGGAATTATGGACATATAACGGTAGATCATGACTAAACAACAAAAATTAAATGCGCTAAGAAAAGAACTCATGAATTCATATGAATATATGAAATGTTCTAATTTGGAAGAATTTAAACAAAGATTACAATGGCTAAGTGAAGGTATGTTGAAAAACCATATGACAGGTGGCAAGTCATACCTAATCAATATGAAAGAAATAGAACTATATCAAGAGTATATTGCAAAACGAGAACAAATTAAAAATGAAGTTTCATGAGTTTGATATACCATCAATTGGCATAAACATACGTAGTGATGGTGACATACACTATGCTGACCTTATTGTAGATGGTAAAAAACATTATGAAAGTAGGCGTGGGCCATCGTTAAACCCATACATAGGTAAACGTGTTGGCATCGTTCGTACAGGTACAGGTAAGGCAGTTGCTATAGGTTCTGTTATTGTTGGCGAACCTATTGTTGTAGATGAAGAAACATTCAGAAAACTAGAGCGTAAACACCTTGTACCACGTGGTTCTAAGTTTGATATACAAAGTGGTACAACAAAATACCTCTATCCAATGCTACAACCTATTAGGTTTAATAAAGAATATCCTGTTGGTCATGGTATAGTAGCTAGAAAAATCATACATGAAGGTAAATTTCCATTTAAAAATAAGAACAAAATATATACATTATTAGTACAACAAACTGATAGCGGACCGTTTGATGGTGGATGCGTAGTCTTTGCCCAAGCATTACAGAAAAAATATGGTGGTAAAGTGGTTGTACTAATTGCTGACACACCATATGGCAAACGTGCTGATCATGCTGTGTTAGAATTGCCTAATGGTCAATTAATGGATGCTGATGGTATTGCTGCACCAAAAGAACTTATACAACGATTTATTAGAAATGAAAACGTAGAGTTTCCAATCATTGGATATCGTGATATAAACAATAACGATTTACCTGATGCACCACGTAATGATGAACTAGCTATACAAATAGCTAAACTATTATAGTCCCATCCAATTTCTAGGACGTTCAATCTTCATGGTTTCGTTCTTACACTTGTCAGCAAGACTAATTGCACCAACTTTAGCACCTTCACCACCACCTTTGGCAATATCTGAAATAGCTGCCCAACAAGCAGTTTGACTCATGGTATTGTCTTTGCTAATAGCCTTAGCAGCATCATAGTATAGTTGATCTTTAGTTGATGCGCATCCTGCTAACAAAACTACGAAACCAATTAATGCAATGTTTTTCATAATAATTCCTTACTTGACTTCTCTAATTGAGCCAATTTGGTGATCTTGTAAATTATATTGTCTTTTCATTAGGATTTTAGCCATGTTTAAGTTTTGTGCAGTTACAGTGAATTCAACCTGCCCACTATAACCTTGCTGCTTTACAGTGACCTTAGCCATGTACAACTTGTAATCTTTTGCAATGTCTGCGACTTTCATTTTACTTCATCAAAAATCTTTTTCTGTTCAGTATACCACTCTTGCCAACCTTCTACTTTAGTTGAGCACTGATAATATAAAGTATAGTTTTCTACTACAGTTTTTAACATTTCTGTAATAGCAACTTTGTCACCTTGTATGGTTTTAAGTTGCTCACATTTTTTCATTAATTCAGGGGTAGCTTGAGGAAATTCACGCTTGACAGGAATAGGTTGCTTTTCGAATAATGAGCAACCACCCAATGTCATTAACAGCATAATAAAGCACACAATGATTAAAAAACGTACATCTTTAGAGATTGTCATTTTTTATCACCTTTTGCTGCTTCGTTCATTTTAGCAGCAGAATTATGTGCATCAATTATATCTTGTGGAATAGGACAATTTTCTACAAACTTAATGACCTCTTCAATCTTAACACGTTCAGGTCCTTCTACTGTCTTGAGAACTTCACGGTCTCTATATCTATCCACATATTTAATAATATCCTGACCTTTTTCTTTTACAATTTGAGTTTGAGTGACTACTTTTTCTTGGATTTCTACATTCTTTTGTGCAGCCTTGACTTCAGCCTCTTTAATCTTTACTTCCATTTCTTTGACTTTCATCTGCCAAATCATTTCATTAGCATATCCACCTTCAAGGTATACACCAAAAGCAAAGACTAAAATGCTTATAATTTGTATAGGAAGTTTGTATTTGTTTATGAATGGGATAAATCCTAGTACAAAACCTAGAATTATTCCAACTGCACCTGCTGCAAATATTGCATGAATCGCCCATTCAGGTAATAAAGATAATATCCACATAAACTTATTTATGCATGAATTTGATAATTGTCTGTGTTATTCGCTCAACTTCACCATCAGTTAGTTCAGGATAGATTGGTAAAGATAATGTATGCGCACAAAATTGCCAAGAATTCTCTAAAAAGGAACAGTTATTCTTAGCTAATCTATGTCTTGATAAATTTTGTTTGTAATGTATTTTAGTCTCTATACCATGTAACTGTAGATATTCTTGCAAACGATCACGATTCTCTACACTAATCGCAAACTTGTTAACGCTATGATATGCATACATACGTTCTTCTTTTGATTCACATAAGTTTTCAATATCATGTTTAGCGAATTCACGCATATAATAGGCAGCAATATCTTTTCTGCGTTGTTGCCATGCTTCAATATGCTTAGTACGTACTAAAACATGTGCACAATCAATTTCACTTAACTTACTATTGGTTCCTATTTGTGTAGAAAATAGACTGTTTTCTGAACCATTTTTGCAAATTGCTCTAATATGATTTGCTAAATCAGCATAACTAGTTACAATAACACCACCATTACCACTAGCATTTAAGTTTTTTGTAGGATCTAAACTAATTGCCATAGCAGTAGACATTTCATTTTTACCACTTAACCAATGTTGCGCACCATCTTCATATACTTTACCACCACGTATAGTAATTGTGCTCAATGCTTTAAATCGTAAATCATTTTCTTTATGATTATTGTAATATGGTTTTGCACCATATAACCCTACAATACAAATATCAAAAATAATATCAGGATTTTGTTCGACAATTTTTGTAACTTCATCCCACTTCATCATACCATAAGCATCAACATCAACTAAGGTAACATTGTAACCATGACGAATAAAAGCATGTAATGTAGCTTTATAGCTTACATCAGGTAAAAGGATATGACTTTCTTTTTTTCTGTATGATGTTACTAATTTATTAGCTTCAGCAATAATTTCTAAAGCTTGTGTTCCACTATGCACTGCAAATGCATGTTTATAATGTAAATACTCACAAAAATATTCTTCTAAATCAAACTTGTACTTACCATTGACTAATTTACCACTTTTTAATACTTCATCAGTAACACTGAGCAATTCATCTTTAATAGACTCGTATTGACGATCTAAACGAATAAATGGAATACTATTTTCTAATTTTTGATTGCCAATAGGTGCTGTCTGCGAGCCACTTGTAATAGCATTCCAAACCGATTTCAAGGTCAACATATGGATTATACTCAAAGTCTATTTTTGCTAATTCTGAATTTAACTTACCCCTACTAGGATAGTCAATGTTTTTAGGATTAATAACTATATTTCCTTTACCAACTATCTGTGCCGCTAACTTGGCAGCATCATATAACGTGATTGAATCAGTTTGATTTCTAGTAAGATTATAAGTTTTATTTACTGCGTTCTTAGAAATAGAAGCATTTGTTACACCCCATGCTACATCTTCAACATAACTAAAGTCTAATACTTCATGTTCACCTTGTACAACAAGATCTTGTCCACGCATGGCATTAAGAACAAACTTACTTAATACCCTATCTTCTACGTCTAATGGACCGTATACTGCGCTTGGTCGAAGTATTGTATATTCACGATTATGTTGTTTTGCCCATAATTTAACTAACTTTTCACCTGTTAATTTCAGCGTACCGTATATATCGATTGGGTTGGTGGGGTGAGATTCATCAATTGTTCCGCTCCAATTGCCATATACCATGCTGCTACTGACATAAACAAACCGTTTAACATTATGGTTTTTACATAATTCTAATAAATTTAATAATCCTTCTGTTAGAGTATATGCACCGTATGTAGGATTAGCATTAACTATTTTTGAACGTGGCATAGCTGCAAGATGTATGACAGTATGTGGTTTAAGCATATTGAACACCATATGCAATTGTTTATCTGCAATATGGAAATTATGTACGATTGATTTGAGTTCTTGTTTACGTTCTTTAACTAGATAGCATAATTCATCTTTTGGGATAAAACCATAATCAGTGCAATTATCAATAATACGTACTTCATGATTACGCTTTTCTAATTGTCGTACGACATTATGTCCAATAAACCCCAACCCACCTGTTACAAAAATCATACTATTTCCATTTTAATATATATAAATCTAATGCATTATCATCAAATGCTGCACGTACAACACAACGATAACCATAAAATTCAACATCAATCATTATTGCGTATACCATATCACTACTATGTTGTTTGACCCATTTACCTTTTTCAGTAGTCAACCATTCACCCAATGGTATTGATGCATATAATTCAGGATCTTCTACATCACCCATCCTAAAATTGCAAACTTCAACATAGGTTACATTTTGCATAAGGTGCGCTACTTTACCATTAGTAGGTTCAAGTAAGTTTTTAATCATTGGTGACCAATTCGGTTGCCATAGGAAAGACATTTGCGATAACCTTTGCGCATTCTTCTGCAATTAATTGATGCTCTTTTTGTGTGCCATTACCACTGCGTAGCTCGATGAAGTGTATCCATGAACGAATGGTCCCACTCATGTATAGTCTGCTTTCCATCAATCCTTCGGGCAATACTGCACGTGCTTGTTCTTTAGCAATACCATTATTTACTGCCCATGTATAAGCATTTTTTGCTGAAACAATAACTTCAAGTTGTTTAAGTGCCCATTCTTCTTGCAGTATGCCATGTTCAACAGTATTTTCTAATTCAATACTATTTTGACGATTTTTGGTGTCTTGCAAACGTGCCTCACGTACAACAAAATTTAAATCTTTAGTTGGGTCTGCATAACGTTGTGAAAATTCTTGGAATGAAAAAGAACGATGACGCAATATTTGTCTTGCAATATCACGTGTAGTTGTGATTTCCATACATGCACTGACCATTTCTAATGGTGACCAATGTGCGTTCTTAATAAGATAACGTATTAGTTTATCACTAGTTTCAGTATTAAGTTGGTTAGATGGATTACTAACTCTTGCACAATATGCAATTAAATCTTGGGCATCTTCAAGACCAAGACTTTTAAATTCTTCTGTTGGTTGAGAATAAGATACTAATTTTACATTCATGTTTGATCCTTTTAATCATGTATTATACATATACATTTTATAAAATCAAACATGAAGTTATCTAAGTTTATAGATTTTTAAGTAAATTGTCAGTGGTAGGCTGTACCGTTTCTGCTATATTTTCTATATCAAGAATAAATTCAATGCTTACCATATCATCATCTAACTCACGAAGTTTGTCAGCAATAATTTCTTCAACTTCATCGGGTTCATGACCTGATTTAATAAGTGATTGAATGTTTAACGTACGTTGTTTCCTACCTTCCAAGCGAATTACTAGTTTTTTAATAAACTCTACAGGGATTTTAATCTTGTCAACATCATCAACAATTTGTTCCCATTTTTGGAAAATTTCAGGGGACATGATAATTATGCTGCTACTGCTTTTGCCTTAGTTGTTCGTTTTGGTGCTGCCTTTTTTGCTGCTGCTTTCTTAGGTACAGGTGCTTTTTCAACTACACTGCCTTCCATTTGTGCTGCTTCTTTTATTAAACGATCTGCCTCTGCAAGTAATCCCTTAGCCTCTGCGCTCATTCTAGCTGCTTGTTGGCGCAAATTATTAGCTAATTCATTATCACCTAATGTATCCTGTGACCCAAACATTCGATCTGCTGCAGGTTGTTCACCACGCATACGCTTAGCAATGTCTGCAGGGTCCTGTAGCCCCTTGCTAGCATCAATTTCAGCAAGTCTGCGTACTGCTGCCTCGCCTTGCTCCATTTCGTTTAATAGCTTGTTTAGTTCGTTTAAACGTATATGTTGCTTAGGAGCAGGAGTCATTATAATTGACTCTGTGTTAACTTTTTTAAGCATACCTTCATTGTGCAATACTTGAAGGATAATCTTACCATCACGTGTATGTGTACGGTTAAGTGCGTCAGCTAACTCTTTACTTGCTTGACCAATATCGCTTTCAATACTTGCAATAAGTGGGTCATGAATATTTTGATTTAACAATTGGGTGTAAACAACAAGTGCCATATGCTCCTCACCAGGAAGCTGTCTAAACACCACTGCTACCTTACGATCACCATGCATCCCAATATGTTTAAGAAATCTTGCCATTGGTATTCTCCTAATATCTAGTACCACAAATATTTAGGGGCATAGCATTATGTGATTTTTATTTTACTTTTAATGTGTGGGTCATGATTAGAAAAAAATTTATGTCCAACTTGCCTAATTTGTTCAACAATAACTTGTGGTGTATGCTCAAAACATAACCTAATATCTTCTTCAGTTAAAGGAGAAACAAATGCATATATTTCATATGCACGTTGTGGGTTAAATTGTGCTCGTAAAATTAATTGACGCAATGGAACAGTTTCTGGTTGTGCTTTTTCATCTTTTAAGATTTTCCAAACATTGTTTTCATCCATTTTTGTCACGTTAAACAATGCTTCCAAACCAAATTCATCCCAACTTGCAATATAATTAAAATTACTCATTTTTTAATTAAAAAATAAACAGTTTCAAGTTCTTCTAATAAGTGGGCTATACGTTCATCAGTTTTAGCCAACTCTCTACAATTTAAATAATCTTCTAAATTTAGACCTGTGCAATTTTTAGTAAATGCCCAATCTTGTGTAGTTGCACCATTTTGAACCGATTTAAAAATTCTTTCCTCACCATCTTGAGTAAGGAAAGAATTGTATGATCCTATCTTGTTGGCACTGAAAGTATTAGACCAAAATACATCCATTACTTACCATCATCATAAAGTGCCCATGTACCAAATGGTGGGTTAGGGTTTTTATCACCATGAATGATCCACGTTGTATCGCAATAATTTGCATCCCCCCATGAACCACAAGGATAACCATCAGTAAACACTACCAATCGTTTAGGCTCGATAGCTTCATCTTTTAGGAAGTTAAAGATTGCATCAAAGTCTGTTCCACCACCACCTTTTAACTCATACTCAGTAATGCTATCCATATTATCAGAATTAAACTCTTGCAAGTTATAGCATTTAGTATCGAATGAAAACACATGAATTTTGTAATGGCTGAACATATCCATGATACCTTGAATTTCACTAAGGAAATCCTTACCTTGTGCATCACTGATACTACCACTCATATCAATCCCTACACAAATATCAATTTCTTCGCTAAAGTTCATAGAGGGTAAGATAGCATCAAGGTGCCAACCACGCTTGCTTGGACGTAGGAAAGTGTAATCATCACGCATAGTAGAAACTATATTGGTTTGAAGCAATTCTCTCCAAGGCATTTTAGGATCTGTAATGTCCTTAATCATGCGCTCAACACCTCTAGGAATTGAACCTGCTTCGCTACTACGTGCGGCATTGATGATATTTTGTTTAATTTCCTGACGCAATTCCTCACGCTCAGCATCAGTCATTTTCTTAGGTCCATTCTTACTGCGACCTGTTTTATCCATATCTCCATCATCATCATCAGACTCACCTTCACCATCACCTTCAAGGTGTTCATCGATCATTTTATCGATCAGTGCATCCATACTGATTGTCTTGATGTTCTTCATCAAATCATCATAGATTTCTTCAGATGATTTACCATCGTACTTAGCTTCATACAAGCATGGCACAGTGGTAATAAACTGACCTACATTATGTCGTTTAAGGTCAGCGTTTACTGCGTAATCATTTGCAATATTAAACATTTGACGGTCACGGTGACCGATCCTACCAATGTGATCATATACAACGTGAAGTACTTCATGACCAACAAGAAACTCTACCTCACCACGTGTAAGCTTCTTGATAAAACGACTATTGTAATAAAAACGTTTACCATCAGTTGCTGCTGTAGCTAACCATTCATCCCCATTGATTAGTTTCAAACGGGTAGCAAGATTACCAAAAAATGAATGTTTGAGCAGCAATGCTACACGTGCGCTTGTAAGAATATCACGTGCTTCACGATCAAGTACAGGATCAAATGGTCCGATAAGATCTTCAAATTCTTTTTTGAGTTTTTTGTTTTCTTTGGTATTTGCGGTGGTTGTCATAAATGTTCCTTTAGGTAATAGCAACATGATAACACGGTTACTATTTTAAATCAAGTGGGGGCATCTCAGCCCCCTTGATCTAGCAACTTACTTTGGTGTTACTGCTTCCTTGATGTACTTACCATATTTTTTATGGAAGTCAGTCAAAGTCTTAAGTTTGGTTGGGTCCATGTTCAACTTGTAAGTTTTCAGTGCAATCCTTGCACCCATAATAACCAACTCAGTTTCAAAATTATCCATCATAAATTTAAAGAAATTGTCGCACATTTCGTGAAACTTTTTCTCAGGTACTTTGTTGTTGTCACTCAAGTCTTTCAATTCGTAGCACATACTAACAGTGAGTGAGTACATGGCACTAACTTCTTTAACTTGAAGTTCGCTAACTTTACCCTCAAGAATATCCATAGGATCAGGCATTTTGTCAACAAGCTTACGGTGTGCCATAAACTTTACAGCAAGACCTTCACCAACAGTACCCGCAACAATCTTAGTAAGCAAATCTGTAGGAACTTTATCGCATTCTTGCAGAATTTTGCTCACTGCGCACCAACTACGAGGAGTGGCAAACGCATGACCACTGTTACGACCATCGAAATCGTACATGTCATTTTTAGCGAATGACAAGTAACCAACTACATCTTTATGCACATTATTTTGTACTGCCCATGTTTGCCACACATTAAAGTCAGGGCGCACATCCATATGAACAAAACGGTTAGACAAGGGTGAAGGCATACGATAAGTAACACCTTTGTCACTATCACGATTACCTGCTGCAACGATAATAACATTGTCAGGTACACGGTACTTACCAACACGACGATCAAGAACTAACTGATAAGCAGCAGCTTGAACAGTAGGCGCAGCAACGTTCATTTCATCCAAGAACAGAAGAACACGCTCATATTGCTCAGCAAATTTAGCATCAGGAAATTCTGAAGGAGGTGCCCAATCAAGAGTACCCTTGGTTTCTTCAAATTCTTTAGTGTTTTCGTTATACGCAAAATATGTTTTATCTGCGTTAAAGAAGGGTATACCTTTAATATCGGTTGGATCGATTTGACCCAAGCGTACTTCACGTACTGCCCATTTATTTTTACGTGCGATAGAACGGATAAGATCGCTTTTACCGATACCTGGGGGACCCCATAAGAACATGGATAGTTTGGTATCAATAAGGCTATGAAGCGCACTTTCTGCTTCATCGATTGTTAAGCTAAAACTAGTATCAATTTTTCCCATTTGTATTCCTTAGTAAGTTGTCTAGATAATTGCGTTCTGCAATATGGGTATATTAGCGAGATCTTAGATTGTTGTCAAGCCTTTTATTGGGTTAAGGTTACAACGAGCAACCATTTTTCCAACACATCAATTGCGTTGTTAATTTCCAACAGTTTTTCCTGTTGTGCAATTGAAGGTTTTTCACGATTACGATATTGAACATTTAAAATATTAAGCTCACGAACCAATTTATCTATATTTTTCAATAACTTATGTGCATCACCATAGTAACCATTTAAATTTTTAATATGGCGATATAGTTCTTCACGCTTTTCAGTCCATTCATACACACTGTTAATCATACCATTACTTATAAAAAAAGGGAGCAATGCCCCCTTTTTTACCACCTAAATTTAGCAAAATTTAGAAACGATGACGTACGCCAACACCTGTTACACGAGTGTCTGCCCATGCTGCGTTTGTACGATGTACTCCATCATTAGTATAGCTTGTATCACGAACTGCCGCATACAAATCTGTACGCTTGCTTAGTGCATGTGACAAACCAATTGCCCATGATGCTGTTTCTGAAGTTTTGTTGCTGATCATTGTATGCCCATGCTTAGCATAGCTTACCATAACGGTATTGGCTTTGCTTAATGGCATAGTAGCACCAACGCTATAACCTTGATCTTCTTTAGTTACTGCGTCACTATGTTGTACACGATTATACTGTGCGAACAATTTTGCTGCTTTTAAGTCATATGATGCACCAACAATAGTTGAAGTCATGCTTGGCTTACCTGCACCTTGCTCAACATCTTGCCATGTTGCTGTTAAACCAATTGGTCCTGCAAAGTACATTGCACCAACACTCTTACCTGCTTGTTTAGTGCCTGTTGCATCATCCTGAACACCTGCGCTATAAACACCTGTAAGTGCTAATGGACCTGCATTGGTTTTAACTAATACAGAATTGTTCCAACCTGTGTCAGAACCACCACCACCCAAGTTAAAATTACTTGCACCATATCTTGCAGTAACCATTGGGCTAAAAACAAAGCTATCACCTAAAGCATTAAATGCAATAGTGGAAATAAACATTGGTGTGGTTACACGACCAACTTGTACTTCACCTGCTTTTGAACTTAATCCAACGTATGCGTTTCTTGCATAAAATGTGTCACCATTAAAACGACCTTGTGCTGCTGTGTCAGGACGTAAAAATGTTTCAAGAACTGCAGTGGCAGTAACATCACCAATTTTTTCGCTTGAACGAACACCAATATAGCTAGTAGTCATACCACCTGCGCTAACTTGATTTGTTGACTGTTTTGCTGATGTTTGTCCATAGAAAGCATCTGCTAATCCATAAATGGATGTTTGCGCAACCGCTACTGTAGACGCACCTGCAACTAATGCTGCAATTAAAAGTTTTTTCATACTTGATTCCTCTTAAATTAAAAAACACATTAAAAAATGTGTGCCAGATATTTACTTATGATCTAAATTAACCACAAATAAACAAATTTCTTACGTAATAACTACGAATACTACTCATCTTCCCATAGTTTTTTCTGTTCATGACGCTGTTCCTGTATAGTTTTTTCATTAAAAATCTTTCTAGGATTAGCGCATAACAAACATTTTGGATTACCACAATTCATTGCATGATGTTTAGCAAATTTGTGTGGTTCCTCAACATTAAAACCATGTTCTTTAGCGATTCTTACTTGCTTATTGACAGCATTTTCGTCTTTAAGTCTACGACGACTGTGTTTAATTTTGTCGTGTTCTTCGCTCATACTAATATTTATCAATTTTCAAGTTGTTTCACTAAATTTAATGCTGTTGCGGGGCTAATGGTCCAACCTAAATGTCCATGTCCTGTATGATAGTAAATATTTTTAACTTTACTTTCACGCACGATTGGCATCATATTTGGAGTCATTGGTCGCAAACATGCCCAACTACTATAACAGCTTGTGTCCACATTAGGGAAGTTTTCATTTACCCAATTTAACAATGGTTCAATTCTACTTCTTGTAATGTCACGATTATAACCACACAATTCAGCAGTACCTGCCACACGTAATTTTGTACCTAGTGTTGCACTGACAATTTTTGCTTGATCATCTAACAAACTGACTTTCGGCATTGCTTTATATGATTTAACATCTTCTGCATCAATGGTAATGCTATAACCTTTTACAGGGTAAATTGGTAAATTTTCACCAAATTCTTTTGCAAGTTGTACACTTTCAACTCCTGCAGCAATTATTACTTTGTCAAAATTCTCTGTTAATGCTCTAGGGTCTATAATGCCATGATTGAATGAAACACATCCATTATATTTTAAACGTATAACATCCAATAAATGTTTACAAAATTTATGAATATCTCCTACCCAATCGTCAGCAGTCCATGCTGCCCCAATTAAACCACCCATATCTTTAAGATTAGGTTCGATTGCAAGAATATCATCATGGTTGACAAGCATTTTCCACTCACACCCATGTGGTTCATAGATATCTTGCGCATCAAAAGCAGCATTTAGGTATTTTGCATCTTTGTAAATATGTAGAATACCACAATTGCTTTGATCAAATTCTAAATTTTCATCTTTTATAATTTGTTTATATAACAATCTACTTTCTAGACCAAGCTTAATGGTTTCAATAGTATTTTGTTTATATACTCGACTAGCAGTATTAGCTAGGAATTTTGTAATCCATTTTATCTTATCAAGATCTAATGATGGATGGATAAGCAATGGTGCATCTTTTTTTAGCATCCATTTTAATCCTTTTAATACATTAGCCCATGTTGTCCATACTTCGCTATTACTTACACTAACTTGTCCACCATTAGCATAACTTGTGCGCATTGCTGCGTAACGTTCTTGCTCAAAAATTGTAACATCGTGTCCATTTTTGGACAAAAAATATGCAGGTACTACTCCTGCAATACCTGCGCCAATAATTGCTATTCTCATTAATTACCCAACTAATATTTTACATGCTGCGTTAATCACTGCTGCAATGCGTCCAATATCACGTAATTGTTCCACAGTGTAGCCTTCTTTTTTAAGTGTTTCATAATGTGCTTTTACACAAAAGTGACACTTGCCAACAATACTAGCACACAAACTATACGCTTCAAATCGTACTTTAGTAGTACCACCGTGTGATAATATTGCATTCATTCGTAACTGAGCAGGTAAACCTTTTAAATTTTCATCTTCTGCCATTTCAACATATGGATACCATACATTATTTTGTGCCATAAGGCTTGCTGCTGCCATTGCTGCATCACGTTCTACTTCATCAGTTATTGAAGGATAAATTCTACCCACAATACCACCATTACCTGTTGCAACTGCTGCAGCTAGCGCACATCCTTCAGCTACGATAGGATCTAAGCTTGAACGTAAAATTACTGCATCTAAATTTAGACGTATATCTTTTGCGTAATCAGGCAATCCTTCTTTTAATACATTAACCCATGCTGACATTTTTAAATTCTCCTATATATTCTTGTAACAATGGTTCAGCCGCATTTTCACCACCTAATACTACATCAATTAAAATAATTGCACCAAGTGCCCAAATAAGTTCAATCATGATTATCTTTATCCTTTTTCTTATCATATAACCATGTTGCAAGAACAATGGTTACAACTATTGATAGAAAAATTATGATAAATTTCATTTCATATAAATCCCACAAAGATTCATAATTGAACATGTTCTAATCCTTAAATTTTTTTCTGTTTACACTTATCAAAGTGGTTTCTTGTTAAATTATAGTTTACACCACTAGTTCCACAATGTGGACATGTCACTATAGTAAGTATCCTTCCTAATTTCCAACCTGAATCTAAATATTGGTTTAATTCATCGAACCTAACTGTTTTTTGATTAGTACCATTGTTGATCCACTTTGTACCAGTAAATATTTTTGATAGTTTAGATTTCGTCTCGTCACTGTGCCCACGACCTATTGCTTTTGCTCTAATTTTACCTCGTCTTTCCTCTTCTTTTTCAGGTGAACGATTTTTTTGCACCACTGACATTTTTTCTCTAGTTTCATTTGATACTTCTTTTCCTTTAAGAGCTTTAGATCTTTTAATATTACTTTCAAGTGATTGTTTTTTATTTCTTTGTGCTTGCAAAGTTTTTTCACTAGCAGGACCAATATTTCTAAATTTTTCTCCTCCATAATTATCATTTAGCCAATCATCTTTTAATAAAGCTTTCACTTTCTTTAAAAATTTGTATTCATAATTTATAGCTTTATCAGGACTATCAAAAATTTTCCTAACCTCTGCGTCAAATGAATCGATGCCATATTCTATAATAAGTTTTTTGACTTTTTTAGATGATGTAAAATACCCATTAGGTTTCCAAAAAGTGTTAGGATTTGCATTTTTTCCATATTTCGAGCCATAATATTTTAAGCCTGTTGGTCTATGAAATACATAATAGGTGTAAGGTATACGATGTGACATAAACACTCCTTCTAGAGTATTTATGTCTGCCCTACTGATTTATAAAGTTTCTCCCCCTACAGCACGATTACAAGCGCAAAGCTCATTAGTTTGACATCCGTCTAAAATTCGTAAAGTTTCTTCAGGTGAACGTCCGACATTTAAATTATTAACAGTAACATGTTGAATAACATTATCAGGATCAATAATAAATGTTGCTCTTAAGGGAGCGCCAGCAGTATTGTAAAATACTCCTAATTGTTCAACCAAACTTAAGTCACCTCTTTGTGTATCAGCAAATTGGATATGTTTGATTTTTTTAAGGTCTAAATGATTATTTTGCCAAGCTAAAGCACAGAATTCATTATCAATAGAACCTGTAAGTAGAACTGCATCACGATCTTCGAAATCATGATATAGCTTATCATATCCGACAATTTCTGTCGGGCAAACAAAAGTAAATGATTTTGGATAGTAAACGATAATTTTCCATTTACCTTCAAAACTTTTTTCTGTGATTGTGAAGAATGTATCTTCAGGTTGGTGGGGTTTTACCCCTGTAATTGCGAATGGTGTGAGTTTATCACCTACTGTTTTCATTTGTTTTTTCCTTTCTGTGTGTGAAAAATGAATATATGTCCAAGACATAATATTCACACATTATTTATAATTTTGCAAACAAATTGGATAGATTAGCTATTTTGGTTGATCCAACGTTGTGCGGTTGGAGTAAGTGGTTGCCTTAAAAAGCTTTGTACTTTTTTGTAAGCAGGTTTGAAATCAGGCTCTATATCATTTAAAACAACTACAAAATTTGAGCCAAATACTTGTTGTAGTGCATCTTTACCCACTTGTACTTCAGCATGGGCTTGTTTAGCAACCTCATCAGGTACGCTGCGTTCACGTTGGCGATTACGTTCTAATGCAACGGGTAAGCTAGTATTGACAAACACCATCATGGTTTGGTACCCAAGTGCTTCTAAACCTGCTTTTGTCTTAGCAGTTTTTTCAGCATCCTTAGCAGTACCATCAATGATAACACCTAAACGACCTTGGAAATAGTTCTTTTCACGTTCTTTGGTCATTTGTTTAGCACGTTGTCTTACAATGTCACGCTTTTCTTGTTCTGCAGGTGGCATTTTGGGATCAAGTTGATGTTTTCTAAGAAGAAATTCAAAAGCATCATCACTATTAATGGTACGTAGTCCTGCTGCTTGCAAGCCAAGTTTACGGGCAACAAAGCTTTTGCCTGAGCCTGGGCCACCTGCCATAAACACAGCCTTAAAAATGTTAGGGTCATTAACACCCTCATTAAGTAACATAATCTCTTGAATTTTCATAATATTATTTATCTTAATTCGCTTGGAAATAAATCGATCTTCTGTGACAATAAACCGTTCAAAGTTTAAGTATAAAAACTAAACGGATCGAAGTATAGGTATGTACAAGTATAGGTATAGACATTAGTACGTAAATTAAGGTCTATACTTTACTTAAGTACTAATAGCAGTAACATCAAGGGAAAATTATGATGCTAGCGTCAGAGAACCAACAAAAAATCAATATACTTGTTATTAGCTCAACAAGACCTCACCATACTACATGTGAGGAAAACATGAAATTAATTGAGTATTTTAATTTTAATGTTGTTAGAGTAAACACTATACAAGAATCTTATTCATACATCATTAACGAAAAAAATAATTTTGCGTGGGTATCAATTGATATTGAAGATCTTTATAATATGGCAGGTGTTGGTATGTTTGAAATTATTCATACATTAGCAACATTAATTAGAAGTATAAATTCAAAAACAAAAATAGTAGCAGCGATAACAAAAAATACTGATTTAAAACTTATAAGAGATGCTATTAGCAATATTCATATTTCAGGGTTTATTGCAAGAGTTTATGGTTTTACGCCTCAAGAGGCAAAAGAATCTATTAACGATTTATTAGCAAACAAATATCATATACCCAAACATACCCACGATTTGTTACATCCTAAAAAGAATAAAGTTACTAAAGTGGTTATAAGTAAAAATACAATTAAATTAACTTCAAGGCAAAATCAAATTCTTGACATGGTAACTAATCGTGGTGCGAGTAATAAAATGATAGCTAAAACTTTAAATATTAGTGAAAGTACAGTGAAATTACATATAGGTACAATTTTAAAAAAATTTGGCGTAAGAAATAGAACACAATTGGCTATTTTTGGTAAAAGCTATACTCATGTATAGATATGTCCTAAATTATAGAAAATAACGCCGAAAATTCTCTTAAGTACTATTGAAGATTGGAATCTTCATTAACCTAGGAGAAAAAAATGGCAGAAGTAGATACAAATTATTTGGCCGATCAACATAGCGATATTCGTCGTGAAGCAGTAGAGCATACCAATGAAATCGTTAAAGAAGGCCTAAAAGGCGACTATAACACACAAGGTGCTATCAAAGACGCACGATTTGATATTAATCAGCGTGTCTCAGATTCAACAGCAAGAGTTACATCAGATGTAGATCGTAATGCTGATCGTCTTGACGCAAGGTTCTTTGATGTAGCTCGTGACACACAAGATATTCGTGCTCAAATTATTTCAGCACAACAGGCCATGGTTGCTGGTTTCATGGGCGCAGCTAAAGATGCTGAAATCAACGCACTTAAGACACAAGTTGCTATACAGCAACAGTCAACCTACTTGAGCGACAAGATTGACAATCAAGCTGAGGCAACACGTGCACTTATCAATGATTTAAAAACACAAGATTTAAATCGTATGTTAATTGAGCGTAATGCTGAAATCGTTGAAGAGCGTGAAGGTCACCGTCATTGGAGATATCACGCTGAACAGTCTCAAAATCAAGGTCAGTGGGCTGCTCTACAGTCACAAATTCAAGCTTTTGGTAGTCAATTAAGTGATGCTCGTAATAGCATGGTTAACTTTGGAACACAATTAGGTGTTGGTCAAAGAGCCACAAGCAATAACGTTGGCTAATCTATAACATTGTTGTGCTAAGGCAGGGGTAACTTCTCACAAGGAAGTTGCCCTTGTTTAAAAGGAGTTATTATGGACGGACATGATCGTAGACTTATTGAACTACAACAAGCATTACTTGCATTAACTGATGGTAAACCTGTAAATCCAAAACTATTACAAAATGCACAGTTACAGCTAGCAGGTGGGAAAATACCTATTGATACAGGTGCAGGTAACGATACCGTTATAATTAATAATAATGGAGATGAATGTGACAAATGCCCCCCAGGACCACCTGGACCCCCTGGACCCCCAGGTCCGCAAGGTGAGCAAGGACCTAAAGGAGATCAAGGCGAGGTTGGACCAAGTGGAGAACAAGGACCTAAGGGAGATCAAGGACCGATTGGCGAACGTGGAGAGCAAGGTCCTCCAGGCGAACCAGGGCCTCAAGGACCTATTGGACCGCCTGGAAACTGTAGTTGCGAGTGCAAGGCAATTTTGGTATCACAAGACTACATTGCTCAAATGGATGATTACTATATTGGCGTTAATAGTGATAGACCGACTACTATCACATTACCCGCAAATTGCGCAACTTGTGACGAAATTATTATAAAAGCTGAAATGGGTCCACCATTAGGCAATCGTAAAGTTACTATTGCTACATCAGATGGCAGCACGATTGATGGCAATACAACCTACGTTATGGAAGTGCCATGGCAAACCATTAATTTGTTTTGTCGTGATGGAAATTGGTATATTATATAAGGAAAATTAAAAATGTCATACCTAGCCCCCTTTGGATCAACAACAGATTACGGTGTTGTAGAAGTTGGAAACTACATCAACGTATCTAATGGTGTAATTTCTTTATCACAAGATTTATCACCTAACGCAAACGTAACATTCTTTAATGCTAATGTTAGTAACTTACTTACAGCAAATACAGGTAACATCACTACATTAAATGCAGACAATGCAAATGTAAGTGGTAACTTAGTTGGTAATAATGGAAGTTTTTCAGGTAATTTAACTGCAAATGGAGCACTAGTAGTTACTAGCGTTACTCCTTCTAATGGTGCAGGTATTGCGTTATCTAATGTAGTTAGTAATGGTTATGCTGCTTCTTTTACGGTAACTAATACAGGTGTATTACAACTAACCGCAGGAAGTGGTATATCATTAACAGCCAATACAGGAAATATTACTATTAGTAGTTTTGGTGCTGATTTAATTAATGTTGTAGGCATATCAGCAAATTATACCGCAGATGTAATGGATGAGTACATTGGCGTAAGTTCTGCAAATGCTGTAACAGTTACTTTACCATCAGGATTTGATGGGCGTGTTTATACTATTAAAGATGAGTTTGGTCAAGGTAGTGGTAAAATTACAATTACTCCAACGGGTGTTCAAAAAATTGATAATAAGGCAAATTATATTATTAGTACACCTTATCAAAGTGTAAGCTTAGTTTCACGTGCAGGTAATTGGTGGATAATATGATTGATATTAAATTACTTAAAAAGTTTACAGTTAAACCTAGTAGATACGATAAGCGTGATTTTAGGTTTAAAAAACCACGTGTTCCAACAAGAGAAACGATGGATTTACGTAAAAGTGATATTATAGAAAATCCAAATTATATTGGTACTAGCGTAGGTAAAGTTATTGCAGATTCTTACCAAATGCAATTAATGTATTATTATCCTGACAAATATGTGGATTTAAGTAGTTTGTTTATTTTCTATAATGCACGTTACTTAGAAGGTGTATCTGCACAAGACTACAGTATATCATTACGCAGCGGATTACGTGCAGTATATTACTACGGTGCATGTGACGAAAAATTATGGCCCTATGACCTAACTAAAGTCGATGAAAAACCTAGCGATGCTGCTTACGAAGATGCAAAGTATCGTTATATCACAGAATATTATTCACTATATAACATAAATGATGCAGTAGATTCTATATCAGTTAATAAACCACCTGTAATTGGTATCAACATTTACGAAGATTTTCTTGGATATAATAAAGATAATTATCATGTAAAACACCCAAAATTTGGTCAGTTATATTATGGACTACATACTATGGTATTAGTAGGTTATAACATTGATGAACAATATTTTATAGCTAAAAATGTATGGGGTGAAGAATGGGGCATGGTTGGTTATTGCCATATTCCATTTGATTATTACATAAAATATGTAACAGAGTCATGGGCATTTACAATAAGTGATCAAGTATCTTCACTTATATAAAACCACGTAATACTTTGTTATAATCTTTTAAGGCATATTCTATTTGATTATTGGTGTGGTTTGGTCTACATGGTCTGCAAAAAACAGTCTTGAAATGTTTATATATTTCTTTGTGTTTTTCACCACACCACAAATCACGCCAATCATCATCTACCCACGATCCTAAACAAATATCTTTCCTACCTTTATATTCACAACATACATAAATTTTACCATCAGCAGAGAATGATGGAAATAGAAAAAATTGATGACATTGTTTATAATCTCGTGCACCTATTCTTGCCAACCTTATATCAACTTTAACGTTATAAATAGACGCATAATGCTCAAATGTTTTTATTATACTAGGTGTAACAGTAAAACATTCTTCATTTAATACAACAGGTCTAGCATGTATCTCTCTAGCATTAACTTCTTTTGCATATAATACTAGTGCTCGTATTTCATCATCAGTTGTATTTTGTGGCATAAGCAATGCTTTGATATCAATAGGTGCGCCCATTTTTCCTAACTCTTTAGCTATTTCTTTAACCTTACTAAAAGGACTCTGAGTCATTTTACTACGTCTAATTTCTTCATATGTATATTCAATTGCGCTATCAATGTCTAACCCTATATATGCCATACGTTTAAGTTTATGTGGTGATATAGTTAATAACTTATCTAGTTTTGTTCCATTGGTATTCATGGCAGCAACATAACCACAATCAATCGTATGCTCAATTACTTCCTCGTAACGTGGTAACAATGTTGGCTCACCTCCTCCACTGAATATAACATTTGATATGGTACCAATTGTGTTTGGATCATGTTCACTCCAATGGTACAATTGATCTATTAACTTAATGTATTGTTCAGACGTTTGATATACAGGTTGTTGTTCTCTAAAATCACTTGTGTAACAATAATAGCAATCTTGATTACAAATATTAGTTGTATCAATATCTATTTGCCATGGTAATATTTTTTTAGGGATATGACCTTGTAGCCATCTTGCAACTAAGGAGTATTGTTCCATTTAATTAAATTGTCTACTATTTCTTGATCTTTTGTATTATTTTTTAGTATGTCATAATTATAATCTACTATTGATTTGCTTTTTGCAATCATGCTCATAAAAGCTGTATCTGACATACTACATAGTTTTTTAACTAATGCACATACCTTAGTAAATCTTTTTACATCATCTTCCTCACTGTCATAACTTTCATCCCATAATTCACTGAATGTTTGATAACCATCACGTTTAAGTTTAGATAATGAATGTGGTTGTGCGAGTAAAATAAATGGCATCTTTAATGCAATTGATTTAAAAGTTTTTTCTGTTAATATAGGTAATGGTTTTTCATTCCACCATGTTTCGGTTACAATAAAGATATGATTATTTTTACACATGTTTTCATTGTAAATATCCCAACTCCAAAACTTCATAGGGTCATCTTGATCATATTGTAATGGTAATATTTTTTTAAATTTTTCAAAATTTGCTTCGTTATAAGTCACAATAGACTTCATAAGCGGAGTGGCATAATTAAAAGATCTTTTCTTAGTATCTCCGGTAAATTCCATTAAATTAGACAAACTTGCATTAAAATATTTTAATAACTTCTGTGCGTATAAAAAATAAACAAATGCAACTCGTTGTGATCTTGGTACACGATTTAAACATATAAACCGTTTACTATCATTGTTTATTCTGTAATCATAATGTTGGTTTACTGTTTGTAAATCATAGGGCATATCATAGCGCACAACACTTTGATAAAAATCCCAAAAGATGACGTTCATATCATAAGTGTCAATAGTTTTATGGCACTCATTAGATAATATGATAACATTGTTTATGTCTATACCTGCATCTATAAAAAGAGTTTTTAATCGTAAGAACTTATTTGTTTCATAACTATAATCTTGCATTTCTTTATATAAAAGTAATGTACTCCCATAGTTAATAGAATCAACTAAATTCGATGGTAATAATTTAAGAACATTTTCATTGGATTCACAATATTCAATGAATTCTAAAGGGGCACGTACTCGCAATTCGTAAATAGCTTTACCATTAGCTGAATTTATTGAACAATGTTTTACTTCACAATGATATGATAAGATATGTGGTATAGGTAAGAAAACTTCTTTTGCAAATAATCCAATAGTATGTCGTTGTTGCAACATTGCTAATTTTTCTGTATTTGCTTTTTTAATTTGTCCTATACTTAAACCATTAATTGGTATATGTGCGTTTAGTTGTTTACTAAAATAAGAACCATCTGTTTCTACAAATGGTTCTTGATCATATAAGAAAGTTATGGGTTTCATGTGCGGGTATTTAGCCCTTTAATTCACCCCTTTCAATTAACTTTTGTTTATTATAACGATGACCTTCTTGTACTAGTTCTTTATTTTCGCCTTGATATAATACAGCATAGTTATTATCAATCATCCATTGATTTAAACTCATGCCATCTTCCATAACAAAAACACCTAGTATACGACCAAATTTATCATCGTTACTATCTGCTTTCATAGTTTGAATACGTTGCCAACTACCAACAGGTAATTTTTCTGCTAGTTTTTTCTTTGATAATAAACCACGTTCTTTTTCTTCAGTTATAGATGTTCTACTTTCAGGTGTATCAATACCTGCCATACGTACTTTTTGATTAGCTAATATAATGTTGAAACCAAGATCCAAATCTATTTCAACGGTATCACCATCTACAACCTTGTTAATTCTACAACGATAAATGTACATAAATATCTCCTATCGTAAGATATTTATAAAAAAAGGCACCCGAAGGTGCCTCTAAAATACTACAAAAAATAATTAACCACCGAATGGAACGTATTCTACACCTGTAGTTTGCATACCAACTAAATCAATTACATTTAATAATTCTTCACGACTTGCAGCAACCATGAGCACATCAGCCTGTGAATAACCATGCTTTTCGATAACTTCTACTACCATAGCAATTTCATCATATGTACCATCACGACCAAATGTATTTTTCCATACGTGTTTAGCAAATGTTGCATTTTTTGCATCACCTGCATCATCTAAATATTCATCACTTGTTAAAATTTTTGCAGCAATTTCTTTAATGCTCCAACCAAGTGTTTCTCTCAAGTACATACCTGCACCAATATATTCAGGTGTAACATCATCCTCACCAATTGCTGCAGCCATTAATGCAATAATTTGTCCTAAATCACTATCAACAGTGTCAAATGCAAGATGTTTATCATCAAATTGTACACGTTCGTGATCATGCATTGTAAAAGTCAAATTTGGAACTAAATGGCTTGTAGCAATAATATCACCTTCATCGTATGAAATACCGTAATCAGTGCTATCACCATATACACGATATGCATCAATGCCTGTTGAACCTTCAATATCGATATTAATATCAATAACACCATCACCAACTCGACCACTGCCAACTGTACCAAAAGTAGCAACTTTACCGCCTACGCCTACAGTGCCTACGGTAACAATTAAGTTATTTTGTGGAGAAGCACCACCAAGATCTGTTCCGAGAATTGTAATGGTATCTCCTGCTTGATATCCTGCACCTGCGCTAGTTGGTGCTGAATCAAGAGTAACTGCATATGTACCATCAGTTTTTACTACATCAAATTTCGCTCCAAGATCTGTACCACCTGTAAGTCCTGTAACGTTATTATATGTTTCATTAATTGGATTGTCTTTAATTGTAATTGTTGTTGCGCCTTTAGCCATGAGTGTGTCCTTTTTAATAAGTAAGGTATGTATTTATTCATAAACTCTACTATAAACAAAAAATAGGGGCACGAATGCCCCTATTGGTGGGTTTGGTTACAAGGTCTTTCCTACCTCGTGGAGGTTACGCAGCTAAGCGAACTTCTCCAAAGTAATCGTCATTTGCGATTATTTGATTTGCTAGAATTACGTTCTTCGCCTATCGTGTTGTCCATATTAGTACTTGTTACCCCGTCGAAACCATGTCTGGCCCATAAGGTATGGTCTTGACTCGCACAAGACAGTAGTCACTCACACTATTGCTACCGTACTAGCATACTTGGTGGACCAGGGGGCATCGAAGCCCCGTCCGCAATACTTTTCCATCAACTTCATACAACAATAACTTACAGTATATATTTATTTCTATAAACTGTAAAGTATTAAGGTTCAATAATCGCTACACCATCAACAATTTTCATTACACCTTTGCATGCTACGTTCCATTTTTGTATACCATTTTCTATGGTCGATTCACCATACATTGGCACAGTGATATGAAAGTTTTTTACTAAATGTTCTGTACCATTTTCAAAAATGCGCCATACTAAATCAGATTCAGCATGCTGTGTATTATATCTTATATGATAATTATTCACATAAATCCCTATAATTAATTAGGGGGTAAACCCCCCCCTAGTAATTATTTACCGCTTGGAATCTTACCTTCTACACCTTCAATGTAAAAGTTAATCCTACCTTTCCATGCATCATCACCAACCATATCTTTTTCTAATACAACTTTACCTGTATTGTCTTTAAGTGGTCCTTTAAATACTTCAAAAGTACCTGCTTTTAATCCTGCTTTAACTTCTTCAACCTTTTTCTTAGCAGTATCGCTAACAACATCATTAATCTTAATTAAATCATTAGCACCTTCTTTGGTTCCCCATTTGGTATCCGCAGTTTTCCACGTACCATTTAATACTTCGCCAACTGCTTTTTCGTAGTATGGTCCCCAATTAACAATGGCTGATCCAAGATGTGCTTTAGGAGCAAATGCGCTCATGTCACTATCCCAACCAAAAGCAAATTTACCATTTTTCTCAGCAGTAAGCAATACCGCAGTAGAATCTGTATTTTGTAACAATACATCTGCTTTTTGATTGATCAAAGCTTGTGCTGCTTCACCTTCTTTAGGTGGATCAAACCATGTGTTTACCCAAACAACTTTAGTAGTAACTTTAGGATTAACACTTCTTGCTCCCATAGTAAACGCATTGATATTACGCAAAACTTCAGGAATAGGGAAGCTCGCTACAAATCCTAGCGTATTAGTTTTTGTCATACTACCTGCAACAATACCTGCCATATAAGCATCTTCATAAAATTTAGCTTCATATACACGTAAATTTTCTGCAGTCTTATAACCTGTTGCATGTTCAAACTTAACATCAGGATGATCTTTAGCTACTTTTTCCATAGCATCACCAAAACCAAATGATGTAGCGAAAATAAGTTTATTACCTTGGCTAACTAAATCACGAATAACACGTTCAGCATCAGCACCTTCAGGTACTTTCTCTACAAACGTAGTTTTAATTTTGTCACCAAACTTAGCTTCAATATGCTTACGACCATTGTCGTGAGCAAATGTCCACCCTGCATCGCCAACAGGCCCAACGTAAATAAATCCTACTTTTAGTGGTTCAGTGGTTTTGGGGGCATCTTTTCCTAATGAAGGTGGTGCTGTTTCTTCTTTCTTACCGCAACTTGCAAGCGTAAGTACTGCAGTTATAGCAAGTACCGCACTAAAAAGCTTTCGCTTATTTAAAATCATTGATCATTTCCTTTAATAAAAATCATATTTATGTGAGTTTTTAACGGTTAAAAACTTATATGACAATATCAAGATTTAGACAATTCTATTGCTGAACGATATGTTTTTTTATTAAAGTTACAATAATTAAACTTACCACCATTATAAACATAACAAATATGAAACAATTCTTCTTCTGTTAAATTTGGTAAGGTCGTAAGCTGAAAATAACTTTTATAACGATCATAGAAATCTTTTAAATTAATTCCTAAGTAATCTCTGTAATAACCACTTATAATTCCATCTAAAGGCCAAAACCACAATTGCTTGTGTTTTATTTTTTGACTAATAAGATATGAATAATCTCCACAGGTAATATCATTATTTCTAAAGCCTTCCCAATGATCAATTAATAAAGTATCACAAGAGCCGTGGTAATTATAGGCATCCATGTTTACAATATTTAATCGCTCCATAATATGTGGATTGTGTTCCCAATGATACTGAATAATATTTCTATTTGTTTCAATTACAGTGATTTTAGTAACTTCTTTCTTTGAAAGTAACCAATTTTCACGAAGTAAAAACCCCATACCTGTACAAATACAATGCCCCTCTGCTAATTTCCAATGATAGTAAAGCTGAAAAACTTGTTCCATACTAGGAACATGATAGTTCATCCAAGTAGAACCATCTTGAACTAATCGATAGTTATCGTTTTCAAAGCGTACTGAAAGCCCATTTTTTTCATATTCAACAATGTTCGGGTCAGTGTAACCTAAGTTATATAAATAATCATGTTGAAGTTGCGTAGGATCAAGCATGAACCTATTTAGATCATACGTCTTATTATATTAAAATAATAGCTACAATAAAAGTAACAATAATGACTGAAAACCATACTGTTGTTGATTTATCATCAGGATCTACCATTATATACCCCTAATAACACGTAATTTTTTTAATAACTCTGCTTCTTCATCAGGGTTTATCGTATTTTCAGTAGTACTAGTATCTTCTAATTTTTCAGGTTTGTGTAATTCATCCTCAGGTGGATTACCAATTCCTACTACACGATCCCATTCACGTTGCGTATAATTCATTATATTACCTTTGATAACAAGTACGTTCTTTAACAATGTTTCCATCAACTGTCAATACTTCACGCCATTCTGTACATTCTGTAACTTTTTGTACAGGAGTTTGTTCTACATAAACAACATTTGTTTGTGAAGCATGAGCAATTGCTGCGCCTACAATTAAGCCACCTACCACAGCAGGTGCCACCCAATGATTACGATAAACTACAACAGGTGCACGATGATGATGGTGAAAATGTGGATGGTGCCCATGTCTATGTTGTGAGTATACTACCGTAGAAAAAGTTGATAAAAATGTAATTAATAAACCTGTTATAATATGTTTCATGGGACACCTCCTACTATTATTTAGGATTATGGCTTAATAAATCAAACCTATTTCTTAACCAAGCCCAATCATAACTCAATCTTAACTGATTGAAATCACCACCAACTTCATTGTAATATGCTACACCATCGTTAGCACCACGTTGGCTCCACTCCGCATGTTCTCCAATACCTGCACCACACCAACGTGCTAAACGCTTTACTGCGTTTGAATCTGTTCCTTTGCTGACCAAATCTTGTAACTTGACTGCTTCACGGAATGCGGTTCGCCATGTTGTCCATGCGTCTGTATTGTATACAGCAATGCCACTATTAATATTAACAACCTCATGTTCACTATCCAAAGTAAAGTCTAAACCAATACCATGATTGGCTAGAGTAATACGCTTATTATACGCAATCATTGCTTGGTGTCCATAGTTCAAACGATTAATAGGATTAATTGCAGTAAAAATATAATGCTTGGGTTGCTGTAAACGATCAGGTTGCCAATTCCAATCAAACGTTGGATTAACACGCAACTTGGCAAATACTGCAAAAAACCAAGATGTTTGACTAGCATTTGCTGCAGCATGATAAGCAGCAACACGACCATTTACTCCATCAACTCGCACCAATCTATTCTTTGCATTACGGTTTTCTCTAATAACTTTGCTTAAATGCTCCCAATGTTCTTCTGCATTGGGTTCACCATTACTAATAAAAACTATATCTAATGCATTACCATGTACAACTTTAACTATCTTTTCTACGTATGGGTAATCATACAACTCTTTTTTAATCATTGATTTGGCTACACTTGGTACGATAATGTTTGTTGATGAATTATTACCTACAATAATTGTACGATGACTTTCATCCCATAAACTAGGAATCATTGTAATATTATCAACCGAATCATTGTTCTTAAATTCTATATACGGAAAATTATTAAAATCAGTCTCTAATACTTTTTGAACATGTGTATCATCATTGTGTTCAACAATAGGATGTTGCACCCTTGTTGAATATAAATGCGTAATATAGTTTACTTTTTGTGGGTAATCTTCTATCTTTTCAAATGTTTTTCTATGCTTGAGATATTCACTGACATTTAATAAAAATGTATCACCAAACTTTTGTTTCATACCATGTAATTCACTTGCAAAAACATGAATTTGTTCACGTTGAAATGGATCACATTGGTATGTAAAATCAAAGTTACTATAATCAACAATGTCAGTACATACCCATGCACTGTAATTTTTCTTATCTTTAATGGTTGGGTTTTGCTCTAACCAAGTATCAATAGTATTAAGATAACTACCACGATAATCTATTGTATACTTTGCATTAATAGAATCTGTGCCTAAAAACTTAATCAACAATGTATCATATACATTTTCTACAATTGTAGCTGTTCTAGAACGAACATGGTTTATATTCTTTAGATGTTCAACAATCTTAATATTGCCAATTTGTGATTCCCATAATTCGGTATTGATTAGATAAGTATTACCCCAATGACTCCATTGTGTACCAAAAACATGTATCATATTTTCCTGCCATGGTGCAGGATAAAAATCAAATTGAAACTCGGTATAGTCTAATTCACTACTTACAATCCATACAAATTTTGTCTTTGCTTTTTTAACACAGCGTGAGATAGTATCTACCCAATTTGTAAGATATCTTGTTGTTTGGATATTTGGATATCTTGTTTGTAACTGTTGTAAATTCTCTTTACTAGAAGCATTGCTTTTGTCAATAAAAAAGATATCTAATTTAGTATCAAGCTTGCTACTACTTTCAATATAATTATATTCACGATAACCACGTTCATACATCACACCATTGACATAATATGTTTGTGTGTTCTTAGATTGTTCATTACCAAATACATTGATGTGTCTAAAGTTTTCGCTATTTGGTTTCCAATTAAAATCAAAATTAGAATAGTCAATGTCAGGATTTAATGCCCAAAATTCTTCATGTAAATGTTCAGCAATCAAATCTTCCAATGTAGTTTGTATATAGTATTGTGGTGTTTTCTTTAATGTATACGATTCATCACGCATGATGAGTACAATTTCTGTACCACCTTGTACTGTATAGGTTGGTCCACCATCGCTCCATTGGTAAATTTGTGGTGGGCTATGTGGGTTTGGTCGCCAACTAAAGTCAAACGTTTGACGATCTTCATCATTATGCACAGTCCAATTTGATGTATCTTGTGGCAAAAGTGCAATACTATCATACATATATTTACGTTCAGTTGCACCTTCTACGTGATATTCTACTGTTGGTTCGGTGGCTGCATCATTCCATTTATTACCCCATACATAGATAAGTGCGGGTTCTCGTGGGTCAGGTCGCCAATCATAATTAAACTCTGCTCCTGCAATTAATACTTTCCAATGACTCATATCAGGTAATAAATCAACAATTTCTGACATATATTTGCGTTCAGTTGCGCCTACTACGTGATACTCTAACGCAGGATCTAACGTAACATCACAATACTTATGCCCCCAAACATAGATATAAGGTGGAGATGTAGGATCGGGTCTCCAACTAAAATCAAACTTATCTTTATTAATTGGTAGTAATAATTGCCAATTATTCATGTCAGGTAATAGTTCAACAATTTCCGACATGTATTTGCGTTCGGTGGCACCTTCTACATGAAATTCTAATACAGGCTCAATAGATGGGTCACAGAATTTATGGCCCCATACATAGATAAATGCAGGTTCACGTGGATCAGGTCGCCAACTTAAATCAAATTTATCTTTATTAATAGGAAGTAATACTTTCCATTTTTCCATATCAGGTAATAGTTTCACTACCTGATCGACCATATATTTTCGTTCAGTTGCACCTTCTACGTAATATTCTAACGCAGGTTCAATTTCAATAGGAGCATACTTATGCCCCCAAGTATAAATGTATGGTGGTTCAGTAGGATTAGGTCGCCATGTTAAATCAAATGACGTGGTATCAATAGGTAATAATTGCTTCCATTTTGTTGCAGGTTTTAATTGAATATTATCACCCATAAACTTATAATCTACTGCATTTGGCACACGGTATTCAACCGTTGGTTTTATATTACCACTAACCCATTTATTACCCCAAACATAGATATAAGGTGGATCATGTGGGTGCGGGGTCCATAAAGGATCAATTTGAAAATCTTCAATATCCTCATGTATAACCCAATTATTTGAATCCCCTATCAATTTAAATTGATAATCATGTATGTATTTTCTTTCTGTAGCAGTGGGTTGATGATACTCAACAGTAGGCATTTCTTCAGCCGTTAAATATTGATTACCCCACACATAAATATATGGTGGTTCATATGGATGAGGATACCACTTTAACGTTTCTTTATTAATTCGAACATTGTGCAATATTTTCCAATTATCTTCTCGACTAACTAATGTTGCAATAATATCCGTAATATATTTTCGTTCTTTTGCACCTTCTACAACATATTCAACGGTAGGCATTTCATATGCGTTTACATATTGATTACCAAATGTCCAAATATAAGGTGGTTCAAAGTCATCAGGATGCCAACTATAATCAAACTCAATTGTATATTTTTTATTAATTACCCAATTATTCATATTAGGCAATTTCTTTGCTATTTGGTTTGATTGAAATTTATAACCTTCATTATTTGGAACAATGAATCGTGGACCACCACTACGTTGCCATTGTGTACCAAATATGTGTATGTAAGGACGATCAAAGCGATCAGGTCGCCAATTAAAATTAAAATCTGTGGTGTCCAAACCTTCAGGAACTTCCCAATAACCTTGTTCCCATAATTCTTCTCTACGATCTAGTTCTTCTTGCTCAATATACATGACATTATTTAATAATCATAAATTAACTCAATAAATATCTTTACTATGGGATTACATAAAACAGCAGGTAAACCAATTCGTACCTATGATGACAACGGTAATTGGCGAGATTGGAGCACTGATGAACTCGTTGGTGCAAAATTAAATTACTTACAAGGATGGAAATGCGGGGCAGGTGTCGATAGCTTATTCATTGATATGGATGGATATGTATGGACTGCAAGTTGCCGTGTTGGTGGACGCTTAGGCAGTGTATGGGATACATTTGAAGTACCCAATAAATGGATTGATTGTACTAAAAATGTTTGTTCATGTGGTGCAGATTTATTCATCCCTAAAGCAGCCGATGAAAAGAAAATCATACTATTGCGTCAAAGTCAAGAATTAGACACCTTGATGGATAGAAATAATCCTGAACTTACAAACTTTGTAGCTATGGAACGTACACATGCTAGTAACCAAAAACAAATTTATTGGGAAATTGGCAGACGATGTAATTACGATTGTTCTTATTGTTGGCCTTGGATACATAACAATACTGATCCACATAAGCCATTAGAAGATTTAATTAAAGCAACTAACTTACTTGAAGAAAAGTTTATGCATGGTGATAGTGTTAACTTTATTATTAGTGGGGGTGAGCCTACGGTTAATAAAGATTTTCTAGATTGGTTACGATATTTAAACGCATTTGGTCATCATGTTAGCTTACACAGTAATGGTTCACGTAAGCCTGACTATTACCGTGAGGTTATACATTATGGTGATTTAAACTTATCAGTGCATTTTGAGTTTTATGATCGAGCAAGATTTGTTAAAGTTGTAGAAGCTGTAACAGATGAAAAGTATAAAGCTAATAACTTTAATGTAGGTCATCTTGAAGTAAAATTTATGATGCCACCACAATATGTTGAAGAATCTTTATCACTAGAAGAAGAATTAAAACGCATACCACATTTTACTGAGTTATGTACATGGGCATTTGTACCAATTCGTGGAGGTATGCAAAATAAGTTTGCCAAACCCGAAGATGATAGTGGTGCAGAAATTATGGAAGGATATGCACCTGAACATTATGTTTTGTTTGGTGATCGTAAATGATACCAATTTATCCCGACCGTCCTAACACATTGTGTAATTATGCTTGGGATTACTTGCTATTCTATATGAGTGAGCCTAGTTTTACATATTGTTGTAGAACAGAGCGAACAAAAATTACTCCTGAAATATATCAATCTTTTGGTAGTGATTTGTTTTCTAATCTGCCTGAACATATTGAACGTAGGAATAGTTTATTACGTAATCATCAACACAGTGATTGTAATACATGTTGGAGTTTAGAGAATAAAGGATTTAAAAGTGCACGTAATGATATTAAATTTGAAGAATACATGCATCGTAACACAGGTCATAAACCACAATCAAAAAACGAATTACTGACTAATGCATCTTTAGAACTAAGTTCTTATGCTAATATTATAGAAATTGTACTTAATAATACATGTGATGCTAAGTGTACCTATTGTAGTGAACATTATAGCACACAATGGTATGCTGAAAAGAAAAAATTTAATATTGCAATGACACGTGAAAGTAGTCAAATTGGTTCACGTGACCCTAGAGTAGAAGAATTGTTTTGGCAATGGTACACAGATGTTGGTATGAAACAATTGATACGGTTTGGTTTTATCGGTGGTGAGCCACTTATTACTGATTTAATTTATGAATGCTTTGATAAACTTATCGAGATACATAATAAAAACCCAAGATTACAACCTGTAGAAAACTTATTAAATGGTGATGGTATTAGTAAGATCGAGTTATGTATTACTACTAATATGAACACACCTGAGGCATATTTCAAAAAGTTTTTAGCTTATCTACCAAAACTTAATGAACATTTTAATGTCATCATACAAGTAAGTGGTGAAAATATTGGAGAGGAACTTGAGTACATACGATATGGTGTAAAGTGGAACCGATTTAAAAATAATCTAGAAAAATTATTGTCATTACAAGATTTAGTATCTATAGATTTTATGCCATGTATTAACTTAGTTGGGTTACCATCATTATATAAGTATACTGATTATTTTAAACATTGTGTTGAAACTTATTACCCTATTCATATTCATAGAAACATTGTTACTTGGCCTAAAGAACAAAGCCCAATGAATGCACCAAAAGAGTTTGCCCAATATCTTGATGCACCCATTAACACCTTTAACGAACTACTTAATGATGAACGATATAAAAAAGTTAAACCTTATAATAATTGGGTAGTATTTAGAGATTTTTTAGTACAAACACGTGATGCTATATTAGTCAATCGTTCAATAAATGAAACTAAAGATATGGGTGAAGAAGTTGCCATATTTTTTGAAGAATTAGATAATCGCAGAAATACAAATTTTTTGAAAACATTTCCGCAATTTAGTGAATGGATTACTTAGTAATTAGTTCATCCACTAATTGTGGGACAATATCCTCTATTCTATAAGGTCTAAGTTTATTTAATATCTCGGTTCTACTTACCCATGAATTATGAATTTTATTTCCAAGGTAACCTTTTTTCAAATATTCAATGACAGTTTCATAGTGATGATTATGATTCACATGCAAATTTGTATAATAGTCTATCAAATTATTTAATGTCTGTTGAGTAAGAACTCTTGCTGATTGATTTTCAGGACCAACAACAAAATGAACAAATCTAACCTTTTTAGGTCCTACCTCTTTAAGTTTATGTGCAAACAAAGGCACAATTTCATTTTCCCACCATAATCTTAGATCATGTAAGTTGAATATATTAAAAACAGATACTGCACAACTTAATGTTAAATGGCTTAAATTCTTTAAAGATGAAAAACGCTTCAATGTTTTTGTAATATTATCAGTATTACTTTTAAATTGTGTATTTGGAGCAAATCTAATCCATTCATTTAGTATACCTACTGCATCAATACTACAAACAAACGTAACTTGTTTAGCTAATTCTAATAGTTCTAAAATAGGCTCATTAATAACAGTACAATTTGTAGTGACCATAATATTAACATTAGGTAATTGACCAATATCTTTTAATTTTTCTAATACTAATATATTTTCTTTGTTTAAGAATGGCTCACCACCCTTTAACCAAAGTGTCATTAAATTTGATAAATCAATATTATCTAACAACTTCTGTGCAACATCACGGTTTATAGGTTCTATTTTATACTTTCCATCATTGTTCCAACCATGTTTATTAGATAGTTCTACCCACGTACTACTCCAATCTTCGTCACACATTGAGCACGCCAAATTACAAGTATTTGTACTACTGTATTCAAGATATAATATCTTTTCTGTTTCATCATAAGGTATTTTATTATAAACATTTAATCGAACACTAGTGTTAGTTTCGTTTTCACGATGTTTACAATGTCGGCAACTTGCATGCCATACACCATCAAGCATGTGTTGCTTGACTTCCTTCATCAACGGACTAGATCTAATTTCTTGTATTGATTGTAAGTTTAGATTTCCAACAGATTTTTTATAATCCCATGCACAACATGGGTTTACACTTTTATTGGGATTAATAGTTAAACTATTAAATGGTGCGCTACATAATACTTTCATAAAATTCTTGGTATTTCATCTAATATTAATTCATAAAATTCAGGAAATATGTTTTTAAATTTTTCATCTCTTAACCCATCAACTTTAGTATTATAATTGCAAAATTTAACCCATTCTTTTTCATCATACTCTTTACTATTCATAAATTCAACAATATCATTTACTTTAATGGTTTGAGTGTGATAGTTTACATTGCTAACATCTGCAAGTTTTTCTGTTATTATTTTTTTTATAGTAGTTGGAATATTTAGTATCGATAAATCTTGTGGGTGATGCAATATATTTAAGATAAAAGGAAATTCCAAATAACTAAGTTCTTCAATAATTTCTTTAAGGTAAAAAACGTTGTAAATACTTACAGTGATATAAATGAAAAATTTATGTTTAAAATTATATAGTGATGAAAGTAATTTATAATTTTCTAAATTACTTAATACTTCATGATATACAGCGTTTTTTCTTTGATATTCAAAACGTTGACCGATATCATCAATACTAAAATTTACCACAATAAAATCAAAATTAAGCCATTTTTCAACGATATCTTGACTAAAGATAGTACCATTGGTGTTATAGCATAATGCTTGTTTTTCACTTGAACCTGAATTTATCATCAAATCTAATACGTCATGGTGTTCTTGTTGCATCATAGGTTCACCACCAAAAAACTCTATACGTAACAATCGTTCAGCCCAAGTCATTAATATTTGTTTATTTTCATCACTGACTAATAGTTTTTCTTTTGCATTTTCAGTCCATACTTTAATTGCACGTTTGTCTGCCCAACCTAAGTTGTTATAATCCTTAATCCATTGTGTGCTTGACCATGGACCACAAATTCTACATCGTAAATTACATAAATTACTCAACTTTAAATCTAAATTAGTTGGCTGTCCGTAAAATGCTTGAGCAAAATTTACTTTCTTGGGTTCAGGTGGTTTTCCCCATGATGGTTTGTTTATCCAATTATGATTATATAACTGTCTTAAACTTTTAATATTATTATCTTCCTCAAGCCAACATACTTTGCATTTGTCGGGTTTTTCGTTTTTCATGAATTGCTCACGAAGCGATTCAATTTCATCACTGTTATATAATTTAATCAATGATGTATTGGCTACCGTTTCGGTAGAATCATCTGATTTAAATGCGTCATATTTACAGCATGGACGGTTAGTTCCTTCTGATGTAATTGTCATATTAACAAAAGGTGCAACACAAAAGTTACTTGGTATAGAAGATTCCCAATCTTCAGTCTTAGATAACCCCCATTGATATTCATGATCAATGTATTCAAATAATCTATTTTCTGCTATTGCTCGTTTATATTCATCCCAATTCATGATAATTTTTTACACTCAATTAAAAATGGAATCATTTCAGGGAATGTAGCTTCAAAGTTTAAATTACGTCTTTGACGCATTTTTTCAACATTCTCAGCAAACTCTATTCTTGCTTTAGTATTTTTTTCAGGATTTTCTAACCCACGTTTTACTGTTTGTAAGAAACTCATATAATGATCCCATCGACCAAATAAATTATAAGTACCTGCTGAAACTTTAGATGTTTTTAATGATTCTGCCATAATATCAATAGCTTCTTGTACATATTTTGAATACTCAGTGGGTAAAATATATGGACTTAGCCAATGTGGATGACTAACTTGGTTTTGACGTAAATGTATTTTTCTATTAGTGCGCTCTTGTAAATCAATGATCCAACGCATAAAGTTTGGTAAATCTGAAATACACAATGCATTCAACGCTACTTGAAGATTAAAAATAATACGCTTTTGTTCAGGATCAATCAAATTAATAAACTCAATATAATGTTCTATATTTTCTGTCATGACTTCCCAATCAGTGCCCGTACGAATATATTCTGCACGTTTGCCAATACTTTCACAGCTTACGTTAAAGTCCAATGTAAATTGTTCCACCGCAACAATACGCATCGTTGTATCTAAAAAGCGATCATAAAACTTTTTAGGTGTGTTGAAATTAGTAACAATACTAAAATCTATATTCTTCTGTTCAGTCTTATGGTCTTCATAAAACTGACATATTCTATCCGCATAGCTATAAAATTTTTCAATAATTAATGGTTCACCACCAATAAAGTTAATACAATAAGTGTTCCAACCACTTTCGTTTTCAAACCAATCCCACCAATATGTTTCATATATCGTATCTTTAATTTTAGGAAGTTCTGCTTCCATTTCTTCAGGCTTGATTTCACCATATTTAAGAACTTCTGCTGCCCATTGTGAGCTATAATGGTGATGACAATATAAACATTTTAAATCGCATATATTACCTAAACTAATTTCAATCATATTAGTATGAGGTAAACGACTTAGCATTTCTATTTCATTATCATTCAAACTTTGTAACTTTTCTTTTAGTTCATCACGTGATAAAGTAGGCCACAGTTTTTTAGATTGTATGAAGTTGACAAATCTATCCCAACTTGTTCTAGCACTTTTTGCACCACTATCTTCAATATCCCAACATACGCCACATGCTTCATTGCGTATACCACGTAACATATCTTTACGCACATTAACAATAGGTGGGAAGTGCGTAAATAGTCCACGCTCTAATCGCCAATCCTCAGGTAGTATTTTATGACTTCGTGAACGACAACAATTACGTAATTCGTTACGTGAGATATTTAATACACTATAATCCCATGCAAATTGACACACTGTATTTTTTAGATCGCCCTCACGTTTTATTTCAATGACTTTATTCATAAGTTTTATTTAGTTATAGTCCTAGTACCTCACTCCATTTTGGGAACGTATCAACAAAGCTTTGACCACGATAATTATCTAATATTTCAAGTTCATCCAAAAACTTTTTCCAATGACCTTCTTGCTGTGGGAGCATAACAAAATTTGCTATGATCGGAAAATCTACTAATCGTTCTACAAGTTGTGCCTTAACTATTGTTGGTAAATTACGTATACAGTATTTTTCACTAGTATGCAATATATTATAATGCACAAATAAATTTTTACTTGCTGCCCATGCCGCATATTCAGGCATGTAATAAACATTAAAGTTGCTTACTGTA